ACAGTTCTGAGCCAGAAATGGACATGGAACCAGAAATGGACATGGAACCAGAAATGGACATGGAACCAGAAATGGACATGGAACCAGAAATGGACATGGAACCAGAAATGGACATGGAACCAGAAATGGAAGATGAAGAAGATGGTGTTATGTATGAAATCGCTTTAGATGAAGATGCTATTAGAACTGCAACAAGTGACATCAACAAGTCAATGACTGGTGATTTAGCTAGTGGTGATATCGAAGGGCAAAAAGCTGATAAAGATGATGTGATTACTGGAGATAACTTAACTGGTGGTTTTGATGATGATGCTGTAGCACATGCTAAGGCTGAAGGTACTATGGTTATGTCTGAAGATGAAGAATTAACTGAATTGGATGATGTTGAAGGTGATGCAATCGAAGAAAAAATCGGTAGTGGAACTGGGCATAGTGTTGGAAAGAATAGAAACGCTGATAATATGGGTGCACCAATGGGGCCTGGTATGAAAAACGAATCTAAGGTAAAATACAATAAATTATTAACTGAAGCTAAAGCTCTTAAAGGTAAAAATGAAGAGTACAAGAAAACTCTTAAAAACTTTAGAACAATGTTAGCTGAAACTGTAGTATTTAATTCTAACTTAACTTATGTTACTAAGTTATTTATGGAACACTCTACTACTAAGGACGAAAAAAGTGAAATTTTCAGAAGGTTTGATAATGAAGTTTCTACGCTTAAAGAGTCTAAAAAATTATACAAAACAATTGCCAGTGAATTAGGGAATAAAAAACCAATGAACGAATCAATTGAGAATAAAATTACTAAAGGAGCTACTTCTAGTTCATCTAAACAATTGAATGAATCAACTGTTTATGAGAACAATGAAAACTCAAGAATTAGAGACCTTATGAAAAGGGTCGATAAAAGATAATAAAAAAATAAAATTAAAAATTAAACTATAAATTATGTCACATTTATTAAATTCTGGACAAGTCGGAAATATCGGGATTAACCACATGAAGGAAATCCGTAGACAAACTCAATCAAAATGGGATTCTTTAGGATTCTTAGAGGGTCTTAAAGGTCACGTTAAAGAAAACGTTGCTCAATTATATGAAAACCAAGCGTCTTCATTATTAACTGAAACTACTAACGCTACATCTTCAGGTTCTTTCGAAACTGTTGTATTCCCTATCGTTAGAAGAGTATTCTCTAAGTTATTAGCTAACGACGTTGTTTCTGTACAAGCTATGAATATGCCAATCGGTAAATTATTCTTCTTCGTACCACAAACTTCTGAGAGAAATCCTGATGGAACTCATACTGCTATGAACGGAATGTCTCAAGGTGCTCCAACTGAGGTTGCTTTACCACCTTGTATTGATTACACAGGTTGTGCTGTAACTGCTATGAAGGCTAAGAGTCTTTATGACCTTTACTACAACGATGGTTTATTTGACAACTCTAAAGGTGCTATATCATTAAGTACTGGTTCTGGTGAGTTACAAACTTTAGATGAAAATGGTGTATTCGCATCTGCTTCTACTATTGGAGATTTACCAACTGCAACTGATGGTTCTTTAAGAGGTGCTATTGTTAAAGTAACTGGTTTTAACTCAATAAACAAAGGTAGATTAAACGGACCAGATGGTAACGAAATGGATACTGAAGCATTTATGGCTTCTTTAAAAGTAACTAACGAAAGTGGTGCTGCATTATTAGACCAAGATGGAAAAATTATTGCTAAGGTTGGTGAAGCTATACCATTTAGATTAGTAACACAAGCTTACGGTAAAGGTATCGTAGCATATAATGATATTTGTGATGCTGAAGGTGCATTATATCTTGAAGTTGATTTAAGAAAGCCTGTAGATGCTGCTGGTACTGCAACTTATGATGGATATATCGGTGCTGACGTTGAAAATGGTCAAGAAGGTTTAGATGCTACTGCATTTGGAATTACTTGGGCAACATACGCTAGTCTTGAATTAGAAACTGAAATGGGAGAAGTATCTTTCAAACTTGATGAAGTTGTTGTTTCTGTTGAAGAAAGAAAATTAAGAGCTACATGGTCTCCAGAATTAGCTCAAGATGTTAGTGCATTCCACAACATCGATGCTGAAGCTGAATTAACAGCAATGTTATCTGAGCAAGTAGCTGCTGAAATCGATAGAGAAATCTTGAGAGAATTAAGAAAAGGTGCTGCATGGCAATTAAGATGGGATTATAACGGATGGAGAAAAGCTTCTTCTGCTGCTAACCCTTATACACAAAAAGATTGGAACCAAACTTTAATCACTAAGATTAACCAAGTTTCGGCTCAAATCCATAAAACAACTCTTAGAGGTGGTGCTAACTTTATCGTTGTATCTTCTGAAATCTCTGCAATCTTTGATGATTTAGAATACTTCCACGTAAGTGATGCTAACCCAGAACAAGACCAATACAACATGGGTATTGAAAGAGTAGGTTCTTTATCTGGTAGATACCAAGTATATAGAGACCCATATGCTCCAGCAAACTCTGTAATTATAGGTCATAAAGGAAAATCATTGTTAGATACTGGTTACATCTACGCACCATACGTGCCAATGCAATTAACCCCTACAATGTTTAACCCGTTCAATATGGCACCAGTAAAAGGTATCATGACGAGATATGCTAAGAAAATGGTAAATAACAGGTTCTACGGTCACGTAATGGTTGATGGAGTTCCAACGTTTAACATTAACGAATTAAGATAAGAAATTATTTTATATAATTAAAAAGGATAACCAAAAGGTTATCCTTTTTTTTGTTATAAACTATTTATAGATATGAGAAAGTTAATACAAAAATTATTAAAAGAAGGGTTATTAAATGAGAATCAAAAAATAACTGTTTATAGGGGTGCTGGTAGTCATTATGGTGAAGAAATAAACCAAGGGATACTGTGGGTTAGCACATCTAAGGATTATGCTAAAATGTTCGCATCAAAAAATGATGATGGTACATTTAATATTGAAACTATTAATATGATTAAACCAAATAAAACATTCCAATTCCCTTATAGTAACACTAGTCAACCAATTACTACTAATCAACTTATTAAAATTTTTAACAGGTTATTAGGTAATGCCATAAAAGAAATTAAATTATCTAAAGAAGATTATTTCAAAATAAAAAATATTATAAAAGAAATTAGTGATAAATTAGGTAATAGTGTTGAACCATTCCAATCAAAAATTAATAACCCAATAGTTTCTAATAAAATTTCTAACCTTTTTAAACTTTTAGGGTATGAAGCTATAAAAGTTTCTGACGGTGATATAACCAATTACGGTATTTTAAAATGATAAATTATTATGTTACCTTTCGTTATATACTATTTTAATTTATCATTAATTAATTTACTTTTTCTTTTATCCATTTTATTAATTAATTTTAAAGATTTTTTAATAGGGTTTTGTTCAACCCAGAACCTAGCCCTATTTAATTCTTTAGTTAATTGTTCTAATGTCATATCCTTTATATTCATAACCACACTAAATTTCCGTTTTTATAATTTTTTAATAACTTTTTATTAAATTCAAATGTATCAATGTTAGCATAATTAATATTACTACCTTCGTCAGTTATTTGGTAAAAATTATTATTATTATAAAGGTTAAAGGTTTTACCGTTAATAATAAACCTAGTGTTATCTTTAAACTTATTAACCATTAATTTTAACTCACTTAAATTTCTAAATTTTTTTAGTTCAGAAAAACCGTAGAAACATGTCTTAGTACCCCTATTAAGTAATTTAGGTGATAAGATTAATTTATCGGATTGGTATTTATTAAGGGTTTTAGTTGTAGCTAAGCCACATACGTAAAAATCTAAGTCAGTATCCTTAACTACTATTATTTGTGGTTTATAAGATTTCTTAAATATTATTGGGAATTTTCCACTCTCAACAGTTTTAACCCCAACATCTAAACCAATTGTATTTAAATCTGAAACATTATATAAATTAGAATCACCAATGGTTAAATCTATAAACTGTTTATCTATTAATCTTTCCACAGCTGATTCACCTGATATTCCAGTATACCACCTCTTTTCTTCGTTATATGGGTCAACAATATGATGAGTTTCGTTTTTCTTAAATTCTATAACATCTTTAACAAAATCTTTTATTACCTTAGATTTATTTTCACTAATTCTAATATGGATGTGATTTTCTTTTTTAAAGGATTCATTAAAATTCATTTCTATTTTATTTTTAACAAAAATACATAAAAAAAAGGTGATATGCAAATATCACCTTTTAAATTAATAAAATATAATTTTAATTGGAATCTCTCAAATCACTTTGACTTACAATATCGAAACTAAGAATTTCTTTATTTGTTAATACTTCATAGTTAGATTCTACTTGAATATCTAAGTAATAAGTACCTGGGACAAGACTTTCAGTGTCTAATAAGAAATAATTTTGATTATTTGACATCTCAATGTCTTGAAAATCTATAACGGTATATTCGTTCCTACCTTCTTTAACGTATAGACGGTATTTAAGGCTATCTACTAACTGTTTTTGGTTAATTGTATATGGAATTCTAGTAGATACGATTACCTTCCTTATATCGCCTCTATATACCCTCTCATCCAATCTAATACCAGTAACAGTTAACCCAACTTTCTTAGGGGTTGAACTATTATCACCTATATTGAAATATCCACCACCATCTTTAACAACGAAATCTAATTGAGCATCAGGTCTTGTAATACCATTTATCTTAATTGGTCCCCAAGTATCGGTAAATTGTGAACAATCAGTATAATTAGCTGATGGTACGTTTACATCAATAGAATAAACACCTTTAGATACATGTGTAACTTCGTTGTTGGGTATGTTCCTAAATAAATTATCGTTTGTGTCAAAAATATTAACACTAGGTATTTCATCTAGATTAGTTGGATTACCACCTAAATTAACATAAAGGTATAATTTATTATTTTTATCTAAATAAAAATCGTTTCTATCATCCTTTATATGATTACCGTATACGGTTTCTATGAATGGTTCGTAGAATGTTTGTGTGTGTCTTGTGAAGAAACCAACATATTGTTTATCTGTGGTTTCAGTTTCTTCTAAAGTTCTTATATAAGCTAAACCTAAACCATTATTTGTATCACCAGTTAAATAACCATTAACAACATCAGTAATATCCATTTCAATATTTTCATTACCTTGTTCAAAGTGTTGTGTGGCTATTGTTATTGGTGAACCTGAATACACACCATTACTTTCCCATGGTGTGTTTGTCCCACTTTCAAACCAATTTGAAGGACCGAAATGTTGTATGTTTTCACCTATTGTTGAACAATCTAAATAATCATAACCGACACCTTCATCCCATTCTTGTGTTATTGGGAAAAGAACTAAATCAAATGAACATGAACGTTGTTTACCATCACATGTGTCATTACCTAATAATTCAGTATCAAACGCACCTGTATTAGTCATCCTTAAGGTATGTTTTAACTTACTTAAATCATTAAATGTACTATCCTCGTATAAACCTTTTAACTTAGTTTCATCGAATTGAAAAATAAACCTGGAGTATGAGTTTGATGTACCATTACCACCGTAATATAATTCGGTTATAGGGTTTCTACCAACGTTAGTATTGTTATTATATAACAATGTATTATTTCTATCAAAAAATGTACGTATTACCATATTAATGTTTATTAATAAATACTAAGAAATATTAATTAATCCTAATGTTCTTTGATAGCATTTCTTTTTCTAACCTTTCAGCTGATTTAATAAAATCCTCTAGTGGTAAACTACCACCACCATCTGTTCTATCAGTAGGTTTATTACCATTACCGTTATGAACATGATTCACTAAAGCTTTTTTTAATAATTTTAAATATTCTACAAGTGTGTCACCAAAAACTAATGGATGAGCCTCATTTAATATTGTATTTAATTGTTCATCTGATATGTATTCTGCAATGTTACTTTCTTTATTAACACTAGTTAGGTTGTCAAACTCTGGAGAACCATCTTTATAGGTTAGTAAATTTATTTTATTTGCAACTATGTTACTAACAGATATTGATGATTTATTACCCGTATCCTCATCTGTAATTTCTTGATTAAATTTTAATTGTATATAACCTGGGTTTACACTATTAAATTTTAATGGGTCATTATTAATAAATTTACCTGACCTAATAATAACTTCATTCTCTCGTTGGATTATATCTGTGTTATACCTACCATCAATAACAACGTTTTGTGGGTTTTCGTAAATACCATTTGCAGAGGGTATTTTGTCTATTTCAGGGTAAGGTGATGTTATTCCATCACCAAAGTTAGAAAGTGCCGTAGCGTCTATTGTATCACCATTTAGTTTGGTTAATGATGAGGTTATAGGTCCTATGTAGAATCTATCAGAAAATCTATCATTATTACCGAATGTAAATATTAATACAACTTCATTTTCTTTTGGCACAAAGTTTAAATGTTTTGGTAAAAGAGGGTAACAATTTGGTAATTCACCATCTAATGTATTATTATCAAAATCTGAACCAACTATCCTACATCTAATTGCATGTTCATCTGAGTTAAATCTAGTGTCCTTATTTTTAACCCTTTCACTACTTGTATTAACCTTAACTTTACCAACAGTCTTAACAACACCTATTTGTATGTTATCAAAACTTTTGTTATTATCAAAAGAATTTGGTAGACCGAAACTATATTTACTACTCATTTATATATATTATTTTTACCGTTTATTCTTTCACTTAAAATTTTAGCAGCCTTATCGCACATTTTTTCTATAAGAAATAAATTATCTAAATCTTTAAGCATTCTTCTTTTTATTGCTTCATAATCATATTCCATTTGCTTAATAGCTAATTGAATATCATTATTTGATTGTTCTTTAAAATTATCATCCATAACATTAATATTACATTACACCACCAGCCCCAGTAACAAATAGTGTATTAGCACCTATTGTAACTACTGGAATTGGACCAGCAGAACCAGTTGATGTTACTTGAATTGCACCTGGGTCAATAGCAACGTCCACTTTTGCTTCTGTCTGAATCATAGATACTATCTCTTCAGACATTATTCTTATTTTTTTAGCTTCAGTATTGGAACCATCTTTAAATACATCACCCATTGGTATATTACCTTCACTTTCCATTCTAGATATAACTCTACCAGCTAAATTCCTTGCACTCATACCTGGTCTTAAATTCTTACCAATTAATAATAATGGTGGTGGAATTTGTCTAGCTGGTTTTTGAGTCAATTTAAAGACACCTAATATAATTTCCAATATATTAGATATTGAAGATAAATCAGTGTCTTGATTATATTGTTTTTCGTTTGATTTACATTCAGACATAATTATAATTTTGATATTTGGTCGGATATTGAAGAAGGTACACCTAAGTAACTAAGTACCACCTTAACATAATTCTTATTTTTCTCTATTTCATCACCCGAAATCTTTTGAGCCAATTTAATAGTTAGGTACTTTAAAGCTAACGTTAATAGTAAATTTAATAGAATTTGAGAAACCCTTTTACTAATACCTTTTATTATTTTCTTATTTTTCTTTAAAAAATCAACTGGACCATCATATTTACTACCTTGACCATATATTATTTGATGATTTATAGCAAATAATGTTATAACTTTAGGGGATAAAACTATGTTCATAATAACCCTTGAAAATTTTTTAATCATTTCACTGAAAAAATCAGATTTAACTGTTAATTTATCTTTTGGGTCTTGACTAAATGATGATTGAATATCCGATAGATTATCTAACGCTGTTGATACAGAATTAAATTCCTCTTCAGTTGTTGTAGAACTATCAATTAAATCTTGACTCACACTTAATTCATCAGATGTTATTTTAACAACTAAATTACCACAAGTTTCTAACCTTCTAATACCATTTTTTCTGTTATTAACATCTTCATCAATTTTAGCAATAGTAGGATTATCAAATGTAAAGTAACTATCATCAATCAAATCATTTTCTGAATTAATTATACAATCAAGTACTTCCCTAAGTTCACCTTCTTTTTTTAATTGTTTTTTACTTTTTTTAACACCACTTGATGAGCTTATCGTACCAAACATTTCTTCCATCATTGAGTTTATAAATGTTTTAGAATTCAAACTACCTGTCGAACCAAATAATGAAATACTATCGATATAATCATTATTAAATTGTGTTAATTTTTTACTACTATAATCAACAGTAGCATTAAACTTAAGTACGTTGTTATCACTTGTGTGGGTTTCTAGAAATGTAGTTTGTAAAATTTCTTTATTGTATGTAGATATACCCCAATTAGTATCTACCGTTGGTGATTGGATTGTATTATACAAATAAGTGTTGAAGTCAGAACTATTAACACCTGAAGTTATGTCAGTGAATATTAAATTACCTTCAAGACTATCTGGATTAACTTTCATAGTGTCAAAAAAATCAACATCCATGACTTTTAAAATAACACCGTCCCCATCGTTTTTAAACCAACTAGGCATTGATGGATTTATACTACAAGATACAATTTCTTTAAATTCAGTCTTTATAGCACTTTTAATTTCATCTTCAATGTCACTTAACTTATATGTTATTGTATTCGTTACATAATCTTTAAGTGCGTCAAAACCAACTAATGAGGTAATTAAATCCATTAAGAATTGTGTACTATTTAAACCATTATTAATAGATGGTAGTGAATTAGTACTTGGTAATTTAGGGAAATTATCATTTAAAACATTAATAGCACCTATATTACCGAATATTTCTTTTTTTTTATCTAAAATACCCATTAATTATCACCCCTTTTAGCTTTTGCTTCAATCATCTCTCTAACAGCTTTCATATCATTTAATGTTACTTGTCCGTTAGATTGGTTATTAACCGCTTCATTAAGATTACCACTATGCTTTATAGTGTCATTTTGTAATTTAGCGATTTCTAATTTAATTTTTATTGCTGATTCTTTAACTTTTAATGCATCAACCTTACCCTTAGATATTTTAGTTAAATCATCGATATCTACTGGGTCAGCCGCATTAGCCATTTCATTCATGGCTTTTTGAGCATCATTTATGTTAGAACATGCGTCATTATAAGTCTCTTGTAAAAGACCTTCTAAACTCTCTTGGTTATTAACCTTAATCTGTTGTTTCTTCTTTCTAGGCATATCTTTTTATTTATAAATATCAAGTTAAATGTTTTATTCTAAACCATGTTCTAAACCGTCTAGTTTTATTAGCTTATATATCTCTTTATAACGTTTCATACCTAACCTAATATCTTTAGTGTTTAAATGTGTATAATTTCTCATAGCCTCTAACACACTATTTTTATTAAATTTTGTACCACCATTCATTAAATCTAAAATTCTTTCCCAATCATTTAGAATAGCAATTAAAGCAAGGCCGACTTTTCTTTCGTTATCGGTCATCCTTTTCTTCTTTTTCTTTTTACCACCCTTTTCCGCATCTAACTTATCTAATCTGTCAGCTTCATCAATTTCATCTTGAATGTTGTCTATAATTTTATTGATAAAATTCTTAACATTAAATTCACCCTCATCTATATGATAACTATAATCATCATTCTCTTCAATTTTAGTGGCATAATCATCATAACAGTAAAACCTAGTCATTTTTTTAGTATCACTAATCAATAACCCTATTATATAATTTTTACAAATTGTACCGTAATAAGAATATGCTTTTTTACCTTTATTTTTACCATGTGAATTTTGAAACTTATCAGCCTTCAACATTAAAAAGGAAAGGGTGTCCGCATGAAGGTCTTCAAACGTTTCACCCTTTCTATATAACTTATATTTTCTAATGATTGATTCAATCATTTTGTTAAATGGCTCCCTTAACCATTTATTATAAATGTTATTCCTTTCAATATAATCCTCACACGCCAGAAATCTTAATACAGCTTCTTCTTGTTCGGGACCAAAGTATAAATTATTTTTTCTTTTTCGTCCTCTTTTCTCTGCCATATTACTTACTTTCTTCGTATGTTATTTCTCTTTCATTTGGGAAGTAATATTCTTTTTTAGCTTGTGCTAACCACCAATTAGCTTCTATAGGTGTTACTGTTTCCCTGTATGTTTGGAATAATGAACCTACCCTTTGATTCATGTGTCTATAACCATATCTAGGTATAACCATAGTTTTTACTTGTTTAAAAGTCATCCTAAGTAAAAACTCATACGTAAACATTAATTTAATAGTGGATTTAAACCCACCATGTTCTTCAAACATAGATTTTTTAATAACCATACCACAAATACTAAAACTTTGATTAGTTAATAGAGCGTCATTATTTAGTAAACCAATTTCATCTGTAAAACTATTAGCCCAGGCTAATTCATTAGTTGTCCCCATAAATTCACCGTTTTGGTCAACATCGACAATAATTGGCATGAAAATCTCAACATCATCATGTGCTTTCTGATAAACACCTACTTCATGAAACCAGTTATTTGAATATTCATCATCAAATTCTAAAATACTAACCCATTCAGTTTTACTTTGACTAACACCGTAATTAACTTGAGAACTAAAATCCGTTTTACCATCGTTAGATATTACCCTAACATCCATTTTATAATCCTTAAAAGAAAACGAATTCATAATTTCCTCAACTTCAGAACCTTTAGGTACAACTATCAATAATTCACCTGGTAATACTTTTTGCCTAGAAACACTATCTAAAGCGTTTTTAAATAGTTTCATATTATCTTCACCTAACAATTCATGAATAGGTAATATAACTGATATATCTTTTCCTGTATCTTTCATAATCTTACTTTTTAACTTCTTCTGTTTTTGCAACAACAGCCATTATTTTATTAAACTCTTCCACTCTATTAGAAATTATGTTACCATATACTTCTTTAATGGTAGAAACTTGTTTTTCTGGGGTATACATTCCCTTTGTACTTTCCATAGCGTCAGTTAATTCAACTGGTACATTACCTTCTAACCATAAATTTAAATATGTACCAATTAATTCTGGTATATTTAAATGTGTATTAGTCCAAATACCATTATTTTTAATAACAACACCTTCCTCAGTTTCTTCTTCCATCCATTCTGGAATCATGTTAGGTATTTTACCTATAACTGGTGTATTACACTCCATAGCTTCTAACGGTAGTGTACCAAATCCACTTACATCATCTAACCAAACCGCAAGGCAACTATTTGAAAGTTCTTTTGCAAATTCTCTTTTATTTAAACCTTTTAATTCTTTAAAAGAAACCCATCTAAACATAGGGTTTTGTAAATAAAACATCTTAACTAATTTAGCCGCATCACCTGGAACTCTTGTATGAATCGCAACAACTGGCACTTTAGGTTTATCAGAATCTTTAAAGTAATCTGATATAGATACTGGAACTACATGGGTATTTGTTGATGGGAAAAGACCCTTAATAAATTGAGCTTGTTTATCAGAAGTTGTTATAACATCATTAAAACCGTAATCAGTCCATCTTCTACCCATTGGAAGTAATTCTAAAGCGTATTCATAGCTTTGTGAAAATACTAATTTTTTACAAGGTAAATTCTTTAACTCATCCATGATGTTAGAAAAAATCTCTGGAATCACTATAAAATCCTGTGGCCCAACATTTAACTCTTTAGACTCAATAGATAAGTGTGGTAAAGAAGCGTATTCTTCACCTAACCATTCAGAAATACCAGGACCTTCAGTATCTGCGTGTAATTTATAATCGTTCTTTTCGTGTAATATATGTGCTCTATAACCTAACTCATTTAAGACTTTAACATGTTCATATATGTTAGCAATACCAGCAGTTGGATTACCCTTTGTATCTAATGTAAAAAAATAAAACCCAAAATCTTTGTTTTCTAATAACGAAATTGTTTTTTTAAAATCCTCTACTTTAACTTCTCTTTTAACTTCACTCATAATTATATTTCTTTTAATATACCATATTTAATTAAGGTATTCATACTTATTTTAAATGGAACTGATGTTTTACTTAACCCACGGTCCGCACCTAACGTGTCATCAATTTCTTCATGATAAGATAAAATAACTTCCAAAGCTATCCTAATAACATCATACTTTGAACCGTCATATTCTTTAGGTTTGTCATATTCCTTAGTTCTAATCTCAGTACTAATAACTTCACCATCTTCACCTAACTTTTTAATGGTTTCAGTTTCTACTATTCTTTTATTTTTTAAACTTTCTTCTGAAGTTAAAACTTCTCCCATAACATCTATATCAATGTAGTATGTTTTTTCACCAACCTGTATAATATTATTCATTTATATTTTTATTATTTAAAATTAATTCTCTAATTTCAGTTTCACCTATAAAATCAAGTATTGAATCTATTTCATAGTCAGACTCAACACCTTCATTATAAGAACTTTTAACCTTTACAGATATTTTACCCTCTGGTTTATTTTTAATTGCTATCGGATTTGCCGTAACTAACATGTCAACATAATCCCATTTGTCCTCATGATTTTTAACAATTTGTATATTTGACATTTTACAACCTAATTTGGATAGGAAAAATAACGTTGATGGTATACTCTTATCGAATTCTCTAGAAATTATAATAACCTCATGCTCTTCTTCGTCTTCCATATCCATAAAAAACATATTTAAATGGTTAGCGATATTATCATGTGTTTGGTCAGCGTGACCAAATATTTCCAATGCAGCATTTGTGTATAGGAATTTATTCATATCAAACTTAGAATCAAATTTAAAATAGTCAAGTAAGTCAAATGTTTTAACATCACCTTCCTTTAAATCAAATTCATCGTCAATATATTTTTTATATGTATATGTAAATTGCCCTATAAAATCTCTGAGCACTTCGTTAACTGTTATACCAATTACCATTGTAAAAAAAATTAAGCTTATTCTGATTATTATATAACCAAAATAAGCTTAATTTACCTTAAAGTAAATGTTAACTATTAAAAAAAGAAACTTTTTATCTTACTGTATAAACCTTTTTTATTAACTTTTTTATTTTCAGTTAATAAAGTTTTTTTCTCATCTTTTCCTGTGTCTATTTCTGCTTTTAGCGTAAGTGCTTCTGCTTTTTTTATTGCATCATTTAAAATAACTTTTTTTACAGGATTTTTCTTAGTTGAAGTATTTTGATAGTTTTTAAGTATCTTACATATAATTGGATTTCTTACGATATCTTCAACCTCAAATTCAAAAAAACCAATTTCTTCTACATTTCTGTGTCTACTCATCACATCAAATAAACCACTATCCTTAACGTTCTTATACTTATCAGATTGGTCTATATCCCCAGATAATATAAATTTAGTGTTTTCACCAATTCTAGTTAATAAAGTCTTTACTTGATTAGGTGACATGTTTTGACATTCTTCCATTATTAATATAGAACCGTCAATTGATTTACCTCTAATATAAGCTAAAGCTTCAACTTCTATGTGACCAGAATTCATTAATTTTTCTCTGTTACCCTTACCTATAATTTTATCAATTATATCAACAGATGAAGAAACATATGGTTCCATCTTTTCTTTCATACCTCCAGGTAAAAAACCATGATTTTCTTCAGCTTCAACGGCTGGTTTAGAAATTATAAGTTTCTTATATGGGTTTGTTTTATTTTGTAGTAATTCTAGTGCTCTAGCTATTGAGACATAACTTTTACCAGTACCAGCTGGTCCAGATGCAATAACAATCTCCTTTTCAGTAATTAAATTAGCATACTGTTTTTGCTTCTCATTCTTACATTTTAACCTATGCCTCTTAGTTAACACTTTGTTTATTTCGTTTTCTTCTACTTTACTAACCTTAGTCGCTACTTTAGCTTTAGGTTTAGTTGTACTTGGGTTTCTTTTACTACCTCTTGCCATAAATTTACTTTTTTAATTTATTTTTGTATTTTTCATTTAATTCTTCTGAAACATAGTTCTCTAATAAATACTTTCCATCAACAGTTACGTCAGCTTTAAATTTTATAACGTAACTACCGTTAAATTCTATAATCTTATGAAACGATTTGACTTTATATTTGTACTCATAATAATCAGAAACTCCTATATTGTTATACGTTATGAATTCAACTTCATCGATATCTAACATACTAGACGTTATAGGTGATTTAATTGCTCTTTTTATTTCAGATAATAATAAGAATGTTTTCCTATCATGTGGGTCTGGATATTTACTAATATAAAATTCTAATAATTTTTCTTTACCATCAATATCTCGTACATTTAATTTTTTAGCGTACTTTTCTAATTTAAAATTAGGGAAGTGTTTTCTACCCACGGATATTGGATATTCGTAATCAACGTCATTGTATTCATCACCCTTTGTTTCACCAATCGAATTAATAATACCAATCGAATTAATAATATCACCTTCATTATCAATTACACTATCTTTTGGTTTTTGATATTCATTTATATCAATTTTACCTAACATTTCAAAGCTACCTAATGATATTTTTTCATTACTTATAACCATTTCTAACCTATAATCATCGTAATCATCTATAGAAACATTATTTAAAACTTCTTCTCCATCAACCTTAACATTTTCTAAAATAGGGTTACCTAACGAGTCATAACCCGATAACTTTACTTTACGACCCTTAGCCTCTTGTTCAACTTTATACATTCTCCACCTTAGAGCCTTAACTTCCTCAGTAATTTCACCGTTAATAAGAGAATCTGCTAAAGTTCCTTGATTTACCCCTTGATTCATACTAATAGATTCATCTAATTCTTTAGACTTTTGACCCAAGTGTTTTTTTTCTACATTAGCAGTGGCCATCATTAAGGCTGCCATTTGTTTTTTAATCCATTTACCCATTATACCTTTAATTTTAAATATTTATCAACCTGATACTTTATATTTAGGCTATTTAACGCATATTCACGACAAAAATCACCTAATTTAGAATCGTATTTCATTATTTCCTTTTCAATCATGTTTTCATCATATATTGTATTTGAAAACCTACCACTACAATTATTTTTTATAATATCGGAAATATTATCCTCAGTTAATAAACCGTCCCCTAATGGTGGTTTATTAATGTAAGGTCTTTTATCTAATATCATAACATTCCTACCACAAGCCATAGACTCATAAGCACCTCTACCTAAACTTATAACCATATCAACCTCATTTATCATATTCTCAACATTAAATATTGGATTTTTAAACTTATTTAAACAATATAATTTAATACCCATTTTATCACATACTTTACGTATTTTATTATTTAATACATCAGATTGTGCTAATGAAAGTATAGATTTAATATTTTTATTTATAGGTTTTATAGGTTTAAACCTATCACAGTTAATACCATTATGGATTATTGTTGATTTAAACCTAAGTTTAGTAAGATGTTTCTCAACTTCTTCACTTATACTAACATAACTATCCATACCTTTAGCTGGTTGTTCTAAACTTGGGTAAATACCATGGCAAGTTTGTATTTTGTAACCATTATTATTGATTATTGATGGTATTGTTGATGTGTGTGAAGCTAAAATTAAATCATAACTATCTTTAACACTAGTTATAACATTATAACCCTCACTTTTTAAAGTTTTACCAACTAAACCTATATTTTTACTAAAACAATCAACGTTAAGTTCTTTCCTTGAAGCTAATTCCCTGATTAAGGTGTAAGCATATGTTTCACTACCACCTAGATTAGCTAATGTATTATTTGTTACTAAAATTTTCATTACTTTATTTTTACAATATATTTATGTAATTCTTTATGTTTACTAATAAAAGGTAGTAATCTGTATTTAAAATCTAACCTTAACCTATCCATAGCCTCATCTGATTTACCTCTACTAACACTTTCATAGTGATAACATACAGCATTACCCATAAATAAGTTATTCTTACCCTTTAAAATACATTCTAAGTTTAATTCAACATCCTCAAAACATTCTATATAAGCTTCATTAAAACCACCTATTGAATTAAATAGACTTTTACTCATTAATAAAAAAGCCGCTGTATTACCAATAACTTCACCAAAATCTTTATAATTATAGTTACTACCTAAACCTAAGTGTGTGAAAGATAAAGAATTATATTTATTAAGTGTACTAACAATACCAGCATGTTGAATTTTATTATTTTTATAATGTAATCTTGCACCGACAGTACCCACAGTTTTTTTGTTTTTTTGGTAAACTAAAACCATATTAGTTATCGCATCATTTATTAATTCAATATCATTATTACAAAATAATAACAATTCACAATCACTTGATGTGTGATATTTAACTACGTCATTATTTATTTTAGCAAAATTATAAAAATCATACATAACAAGTTTGATATTAATTTCATAACTCATCATAACTATAAACTCTTTGATGGATTTTATTTCTTCATTAGTTGAACCAGTATCTGCAATAATTACCTCTAGATTTTTATAATAACTTTTATGTGTTATGGATTTAACACAACTAAATAATAAATCTAAATTACCTTTAGTTGGTATTATTACATTAACCTTTGGTTCTGACTTTAATTTAACTATTGGGTCATCATATAAAATTTCTCCCTTAATTTCTGTAGGTAATGAATCACCCCATTTTTCTATAAATTTAGTTTTATTATCCAACCAACTTTTATTAGTAATACCTATAGATTTATGGGTAATTCTTATATCGAACATAACTCCAACTTTACAACCATTTTTATGGTTTCCAAAGGTAAAATCAATATCATAAAAATGAAACCCTTTAACGTTTAAATCAAAATCATATTTTAACCTATTTTTATTAACCACAAAGAAAAGGCCATCTACTACTACTGACTCTAATACCTTATCATCAAAGTTCTTAGAATAATTAGATGTCCATTTTTTACCTTCGTTAATATGGTTAACTATACCTAACATTAACCCCTTATTAGACCACCAAACACCATCTTTAGACATTTTAGTACTACCAGCTACACCTAAAATTCCGTAATCTGTTTTTTCAAAATGTTTCAATATTTTTTTACCCCATTTTTTGGTATCGAAAAGTATATCATCATGGCAAAATACAACAGTATCGTATTTACTACTCACCAAACCTTCAGCATATACTTCGGTTAATGATTTACCACCATTATACCACTTAGAAGAATTATCTGAATTATTAATAACTTCTATAACTTCATATTCCCACTTTTTAAGACCAATAGTCTCTTTAATGTGTTTTATGAAGTTAGGTTTTGGGGATTTTGTAGAAAATACAATACTAATCATAAATTATTTATTAAAACGTTTGTAAGAGTTACCTGAAATGATAACTAGTTCTGTGTTGTTTCTAAATTCATCTAATGTTAATGCACCAGCATAACTCATAGCTGAACGTAAGTAGTGTTCAAAGTTATTAACCCAACCATCAATAGTGTATTCAACTTTTCTAAATCTAACAACACCTTCTGATGTTTTAAGTATTTTACTACCCCATTTTTTTTGCACCTCTTTAGTAGACATACCTCTAAATTTTTTATAAACATTACCACCTAACTCATAATATTTATTAGCACCATTTTGAGTTATTTTAATTTTCTTTAAAATGTAATTTTGCCCACAAGATTCTAAACATTTATTTAAAATACTACCTAACATAACATAATCAGCACCTAATGCAATAGCCTTAATGATATCTGAATAAGTTTGCATACCACCGTCAGCTACAATCTTAGCGGGTTTATCTAATTTAGATGATTCACTGTAACATTCGGCTATTAACGATGCCATAGGGTATCCTACACCCGTTTGTTGGGTTGTTAGACAACCTCCACCATTACCGATACCAACTCGTATTAAATCAGCACCAGCTTCAGATAACTTAACATAAGTCTTTGGGTTAGCTATATTACCAACCATAAGTGTTAAATCTTCATACTTACTTTTAACATACTTAACAGTGTCAACTAAATCTGATATATGACCATTAGCTATGTCTATTAAAATATTTAAATTAGCAGTTTGATTATCAACCATAAACTTATTGTTACAGAACTTATCTTTAAAATCACTAAGTGAATAAGATGTGAACCCACCTAAGTCTGATTTCTCACCTCTAGGTAAACAAACATTAAGTCCGTTAAAATAAAATAAACCTTCATTATCACTACTAACTACAGTATCCATAGGGGCGGTAAATAAAGGTAACATGTCATTATCATCATCAATATTTATTTCAGACCTACTTTTAATACTCGTAAGTGTTTTTGGTTTAATTAATAAATCGTTAAAATCTAATTTATTTGGACTTCTTAATATATTTTCTTTCATATTTTTTATTTTACACCAGTAGAACCAAATCCACCTTCACCACGTTCCGTTTTTGTTAACTCATCAACTTGTGTAAACTTAAGTGTGGTATTATTAAAAACATTACTTATAACCCCTTGAGCTATTCTATCACCTGGATTTATAGTAAAGTCAGTACTTTTATGGTTTATTAATATTACCTTAACTTCACCTCTGTAGTCTGAATCAACAGTCCCAGGAGTATTTAATACTGTAACACCATGTTTGGCAGCTAAACCACTTCTTGGTCTTACTTGTAGTTCAAAATTAGGTGGTATTTCGAAATATAAACCTGTTGGTATCATAACTATATTATTATCACTATTTTTACCAGGGATTGTTATGGGTTCACTTAAATCTGCTCTGAAATCAAAGCCAGCCGCACCATCACTCTCGTATTTAGGTGTTTTATTATTACTTTTATTAATAATATTTACGTTAAATTTAAATATTTCTGTTGTATCAGATGGTTTTAAGGTATCATGTAGTGACATACTTGATGCTTTTTCAATTAGTTTTTCAATTTCGTCTCTATTCATATTATTTTTGATTATAAATTGCTATTAAACTAGCTATTTTAATTATTGATGCTAATTTTTCACCTAATGTTTTTAAATCTCTATGCGTGAAGTCAATATCACTATTGTATATCGCAAAAACTTCCGCTTCAGACAACTTAATCCCAGATGAAAGTGTATAAAACACTGAAGCTTCGCCAGTTTTAAATGTTAATCTTTCGTCGTTGAATTTAAAATATTCACCCCTATTTTTTATAAACCATTCATTATCTTGTGTTATAAACATATTTGCCTTACCTATTTGACTCAATAGTGATACCCTTATTAAATTCTCTAATGGTACTTGTTTATTTTCAGGTAACCCTTCGTTTATTAAAACAGCTTGTTTGGTTGTTTCTAAAATATGTGAAATTAAACCCCCATCGTATGCATTGTAAAATTTATCACTAGTTGAGCAAGGTGCATTCATAAAACCATCACCTAACATGTCTAATAATTCTTCATTTACAACCCCGTACTTTATACCAGTTTGTTTAAATTTTTCTAGATTTTTTAAAATCTTTTCTTTTGTAATACTCATAATTTATATTTTAAATTTATACTACAAATATACTATTTTTCTACTCTAGTTGCAACAACTTCTGATAATTTACCTTGAAGTAAACTTAAATAAAGTTCCCTTCTCTTAGATGTTATAGTTTTCATACTGTATTCATCAACAACTGTCTCATGCAACCTTTGACTTAGTTCTTCAACTAATGATGGGTTGTTTATTAATTTCTTCACAGATTTATACCAATCTTTACCACTTTTATTAGAGTTAAAGTTATTTATTAATAGAGCGTTACCATCATTAAGTGTTGGTTGCTGACCTTTCTTAGGTTTATCAAAAATATGTTTTAAATCTAAAGTGTAAGGTCCGAAATTTTGAGCTATAATGGCTTTTTTATGGAAACCAGCTTCAATAACTTTTAATTGTGATTTAACTTTATTAAAAGTATTATCAGTTAATGGAGCTAAGGAAACATCAAAAAGGTTATAATTATTTGCATATGAATCAATTGATTTTGTCCATACTCTTCTGTAAGGTTCATTTTCGATATCCCCATATTCACCCTTTTCAAACTTTAATAAGAAATTTTTATATTTATCACTAATTATTTTATAATCATTAGTAAATATTTTTTCATATTTACACCAAACAGTATCAATAGGTTTTATTTTTTCTTTTCTACGTTCACCGTTTAATGGGTTTATTATTGTTTTATAACCTCTAGTATCAAAACCACATAAAACCATTTGAATCTTATCAATTAAACCATCACCTTTAAGTCTACTGGTTAACCCTTCTAGTAATTTTAAATCTTCTAAGTGTGAACTACCACCAAGCCAACCTATTCTAAGTCTATCTGATTTCTCTGAATTAGGTTGGAATTGTTTTTCGTTAGGGTTTATAGCGTTTGGAATAACTGAAACATTTTTGTTGTATTTACTTATTTCTTTAGCAAATAAAGGTGTTGTTGTTATAATATTTTCAGCTACTTTAATATTATTAAGTATTTTCTTATCTAAGTTATCACCCTTAATTATAAGATAAAGTGGGTGGTGTTTACCTGGAGACCAATAATCATCCAAATCCATAATTGTGATAATACCTAAACCTCTAATTCTAGATAAAGTTTCACCTATTTTTTCGTAAGAACCAAGAGTTCTATGATAATGAATAATATCATATTGTTTTAACCATTCATTATCTTCCAACTTTGGCGAGTAGTCTATATCAATGTGAAATTCTTCTGGGTAATTAATTTCTAATGAGATGTGTGGGTTTGTTGACCTAAAATAACCAACACCAGTTCTATCACTAGGCACTACCAAAACTTTAATCTTACTATTTTTCATATTTTTAATATTAATTTATTTAATAATACTAAAAATTAATGATAATGTAAATAAAAAGGGGTATAAATATTTATACCCCTTTTTATTTGTTATTAAATGTCAATTACTATCTTTTAGTTTTTAACTTACCTTCTTTAATTAATGTGTTAATTGTTTTCTTAATGACACCTTCAGTTAAATTTTTACTATAATCTACAGTTAAGAATTCTAATAAAACATCCTTTATTATCCCCCTTAAAACTGTTTCACTAACAGTTATTTTATCATTATTCATAACCACATTTTCATTAATACTATGTGTACCACTTGGTTGTTGATAACCCCTACCATGTGCTGAAGGTGTTGGTAGGGGTTTTTCAATTAAATCCTCCATACCTTCTAAACCATGATTTAAACTAACTGGTTGTGGTGGATTATTTAACATCATTTGTTTAACAGAATCTGGTAATTTAGAATTTTTAATAGCAGACTCATCAATATGAGCCATATTCCTAGTAGGGTCAGTATAATTCCCAGACACTTGGTGATTACTTGGCATGTTATTTTCACTTAGATAACCATCAGTGTTTTGCCTCAATTTACTTCCATCAAGATTACCACCTTGAAAGTTGTTATCAGTTTTTATTATTTTTTTAGCATTACTTAAGATACCTTTTAATCTACTTAAGTCAGCTGGCATTGGCATTTGATTCATAATATTATATTTTTTAAAACGTTACATAATTTTGTAAGTTACCACCCATCATTGAGCCATCTTTAGGTCCGACATAATCTGGTATATCTTCCCCACCACTTACTTTATTAACAGGCTTTTGAAATTTGAAGTTTGTTGCTTCAATTTTACTTATATTATTAACTAATAATGTTTTCCACTTAGCATTTTCAGAATTAGTTCCACCAAATGCTTGAAAAACCCTTATGATTTGGTTACCCGCCTTACTTGTACCCATACCATAAATAAATACGTATTTTTTAGTTAAGTTATTACCCTTTTTATCGGTATACCAAACATTTACAGCGTATTTACCCTCAATAGCATCAATAATACTATTGACATTGTTCTCTAATATAAGGTTTTCATATATATTGTAAAGTTTCATAATTAGTTTTTTATTAACCTATAGTAACTTGACCAATATTTGATGATGTGTCAGGTGCGGTATAATATTGGTCTGGAGTGAAACCCCATGTAGAACCATTGTTAGCATATGCAGCTAATCTACCAGAACCACCATATGTTGGATTACCGTTAATATCGTAATCACCACCACCATTATATGTGTCTAAGAAAGTACCAGTACCTTTACCTTTAACAGGTGTAAGTTGGTCAGATAAAGCCTTAGTGTGTGTTGCTGTATAGTTGTTAGCACCATCTTCATTATTATAACTATTAATAGTTAATAATGTGTCTCTAGTTGCTATTGCTGCTTGTTCTAATTTATTACTCATAATTGTTTTTTTATTTGTTTTATTTATCCATGTACTCTATTAAATACTTTATTTCATTTAATTCCAAACTTATTGACTCATAATATTGAACCCTATTGTTTTCAATTTGGTCAGAAACTTTACTGTGTTTACCACTTGATGTTAATTTAACACCTTTATTAACACCAGCAACTTCAGTATCTTTACCGTCCTTAGTGTGTGTTTTTTTAAAAGCATTAGGTGTACTATCATCACCAGCCCTCATTTTAGTCCTTTTTGAACTATCGATTCTTTTTATCTCTTCTTCATACTTTTTAGTAATCCAGTCAAGAGCTTCAGATTCTTCTTTAGATAAATTATCTTTATTGTCTAACCTTGATTTAATAGTGGTTAAATTAGTTCCAGAAATCTTATCACCTAAATATTTCTTAGCTGAAGGATTTGTTACCACGTAATCTTTATTTATTAAATCTAAATTTGGCATCTATATTGATTTTTTTATTATTTCTTTATAAATATCTGGTATTGAGTTTAAATCTACATTTTTAACAACATAATCCATAATCATACCTAATTCTTTACCATTAATACTACTACTATTAATTGAATCAACAAATGATTTAGTTTTATTTATAACCATCGGTTTAGCTAATTCATTAATATCTGGTATATTATTATCGTTAACATCTGAATAGTTATTATCATCAACCGTTTCACCATACTTAGATTCGAACATACCTTTTAATTTACCCTTAGTACTTTCTGCAAGTCCACCCATGGATGATACAGTACCTGAATTCCAACCAAAGAAATTAGCCGCAGTATTCTTAGTCTTACTGACAAAATCATCACCTGTTTGGTCCACACCCTTTTTAAAATCAGATTTATCATCAAATGCTTTACCTGTATCTGTTTTAACCTCATCATTTGGTTTGTGTGGTATATCACCACCGAAATCACCATTAGGTTCAAACAACTCTTCAACACCCTCTTTATCCTTTAAATTTGATTCTTTAGCTTTACGCTTGTATTTCTTGTCAAATTCTTTCTTAGAAAATTTCATAAATATACTTTTATTATAAATATAATGAAATATTGTAATATTTATAATAAAATAGATAAATATGGCATTTAGAACAAAATTAGATTATTCTGACGGTAGACAGATAAAACAAAGGGAAGGTACATTGACACAACTTTCTGGTGGAACTATTTTCGGTGTTTCAATTGATGACCTAGAAAGTGGGCCAGACCTTAGTACTAGTGCGTTAACAGAAGAATACTATTCTGTTATTAGTACTTTCTCTGGTGATTCTCAGTTGACGGTTATTAATTGGTATGATTCTAGAATGGAATTGTTAAATGACCAAATAATACCACTAACCCCATCAAATAGTGGGGACACACAAGATTTATTGGTTCAATTCACCCCAGATAATTCAATAATAGTTGATGGTAATGAAGTTAATTTATCATACTTGGGTGTTGAATTTAATTTAGTAGCTGATACAATGACTGATAATGGTGGGACATACACTGGTACTATAATACATGAAGATTTATTTTTCTATAGTGCGGACACACTTGATTATACAGGTAGAACTATATGGGTAGATAATACAGAAATAACTAGAACGGATAGATTAATAATTAAAAATGAACCTCAAGTAGGTCATGTCTTCACTTGTATAGATTCAGAAGGTATGGGTGCTTGGTTACCTGGTGGAACTGGTGGTAATTCGTTATGGGAATATAGTAATGGTATTTTATCATTGGTTCCGTTTAACTCCACAAATATCGCTAGTGGTGATAATTCCTTTGCAATAGGTTCTGGAACACAGGCTTTAGGTGATAACTCTTACGCACAAGGTTTAGATACAATAGCTAGTGGTAATAGTGCACATGCTGAGGGTGTTACAACACAAGCATTAGGGGATAATTCACATGCACAAGGTAGTCAAACAATTGCGGATTCAACAGCGTCACATGCTCAAGGTGCTCAGTCAAGAGCCTTAAATATTGCTGCACACGCACAAGGTTTTGATACATTAGCGAGTGGTGAAGCAGCACATAGTCAAGGGGCTAGAACTCAAGCGATAGGTAATAACTCACATTCTGAAGGTCAAGATACAATAGCTAGTGGTAATAGTTCACATGCTGAAGGTAGATTTTCAAAATCAATAGGTGTTTCATCACACGCTCAAGGGTTTAATACTAGAGCCTTTGGTGATTTTTCACATGCTGAAGGGGATGGTGTATCAACATTTGGTTTAGGTTCACATGCTGAGGGTGGTGAGACAATCGCTTATGGTGATTTATCACACGTACAAGGTTTTAGAACAGAAGCTAGTGGATTTACAGCACATGCTGAAGGGTTTCTATCTAAGGCTAATGGTGACCAAAGCCATGTTGGTGGTTTTAATAGTACTGTTGAATCAGAAACTGGGTTTATACACTCAAGAAGCTCTTTATTAACCATTAATGCTATAAATTCAGCAATACTAGGTGGTGTTGCTATTACTGGTGACTCAGCAAACACTGTTTACGTACCAGATTTAATTATAGATGGTTTAACATCTGTTACTGATTTACAAACAGACGCTGATGGTAGGTTGGTTGATGGTGTTTCAGATGTTTCTTTAAAAGAAAATATTAAAACAATAGAATCAGCATTAGATAAAATTAAAAAATTAAGAGGTGTATCTTTTGATTGGACTGAAGAATCTAACATGGGTGAAGGTATAAACTTTGGTTTGATTGCTCAAGAAGTTAACGAAGTCATACCAGAAATGGTGAAAACTATAAGGAAAAATGAAGGTAAATTAACTTTAGATTATAAATCTATAATACCTTGGTTAATTGAGGCTATAAAGGAACTTAGTTCGGATGATTTAGAAAGTAACACAATAATAAAAAGTCAAACAATAACATCAGAAGATAATAATATAATTTTAAATTTTAATGGAACACATGAATCTTCATTAAATGGTGGTATTGTTGTTAATAAAGGTATAAACTCATCTGATAATTCACAATTTATAATTAATTCTGATGGTGATTGGTTTACTAATAATTATATAATCCCATATGGTTTAACAATACCCGAATACACACCAACTTCATCATATGATGATAGTGGTAAGATAGGGGAAATAACTAGAGATGATAACCATATTTATATTAAGACAAATAGTGGTTGGAAAAGAAGTAATTTAACAGAATTTTAATATGGGTAATTTAAAGAATTATAATTTTAATAAATTAGATGCATTTTTGAGTAATAGTGAATATACTGACTATTACTTAGCTAATGATGGTATAGCATCACCATGTTGTTTAGAAAACGACTCATTTATTAGTGATTGTACAACATTACACTATGATTTTAATAACCAAGACATATATCAGCCAGGAACTACATCTGGTGGTACTATTTTTAGTTTAGAAACATGGGAAGATGCTGTTAATGAAGGGTATTCGTTACCAACATTCGGATTAACTGGTATAGATAACGGTTATATAAAGTATGTTGACGATAGTACATTTAACAATCAAAGTTTAGTAGAGACTATTACAGGTACTACAATTGAAATACCTTCTGGTGATACTAGATTTTTTATGAATAAAGTTAGTGGTAATACTGACCAGTACATATACCCAATTGATATAATTGAAGATGAAACAATATTAGGTGATTATAATAGTTTTTGTGGTGGTTTTTATCAAGGTTATTATAAATTAGATGGTAATACATACCAAACACAACCAAATAGGCATGAGAAGGCTTGGGTGGCTGAATTTTGGGTGAATAAAACTGAATTAAATTGTACTGGACACACTGGGCAAATATTAAACGATACTTATCCAGATAATAAAGGTTTCTTCTTTTATATGGGTACTAGGTCAGAAAATAAGTATTGGAACTTTTTTGAAGGTATTAATACTGGATGTACTAGTGGTTGTACATCAGATAGTGGTTGTACAGAAGATGTAACATCATATTGTACTGTACCTAAAGAAACTGAGGTTTATATTGATAGTGATGAAGGTTATCCTATTAGTCTTAGTCCACGTTATTTTGACATACAAGAAATTACTAACCCATTTTTAATATATGGTAGGGCTAGTAAATTATCTGGACATACAAATGGTTGTGGTGTTGAACCTAGTGGGCTTGGTAACGAGACAGTTTGTTCATATTCTGGAGACTCAATAACTATAACTAGTACTACTAGACCAATTGTTTACGAAACTAACCCATTCTTAATATATGGTAGGGCTAGTAAGATGTCTGGACATACAAATGGTTGTGGTGTTGAACCTAGTGGGTATGGTAATGAGACAGTTTGTTCGTATTCTGGTGGGTCGTCTAATCAAGATATTAATTTAGATAACACATTAGATATTGTCGATAATGCCATTGGATTTAGAATTAAAGATGATGGAAGTATTGGTTATAGATTATTAACATCTGGTTGTACTAGTGGGAATACCTCTATGAGTGCTGTAACAATAGAGGAAGGTTATTCTTTAAGTGGTGAAGTAAGAGATAATGTTTGGGAACATATTATTATTAGATATGTTATGGATGAATATTATGATGAATGTGAATTAAAATTTGGTAAACCAAGGAATGGTAGGTTAATGTTTTATGTTAACGGTAAATTAAAATTTGCAGTAGATGATATTAGTGAATTAGTATTTAAAAGATTAAATGATTTTAAAGAAAAACAATTAGGTGTCCCGTTTAATTTTAGTTTAGGTGGGGGTTCACAAGGGTTATTGGAGAGTATGACTTTTGATGGTCAAGATGAGGATGATTTAGGGTTGTTAATTGAAAATAATTTTGCTGGTACATTTATTGGTGGTATATCACAATTTAAATTTTATAATTGTGATTTAAATTGGTGCGAAATAAGTAATTTATATGAAAATAATATATTTAGGTATTCAAAAATTGAAGACGTGGTAATACTTGGGGAACCTACTGGAGAAATTAATGTATATGTCGGTAAAAATATAAATAATTTTATGGACATAAACGTATTAAATTCATTAACTAAGTACCAATTAGATAGTCTTGGTGAACTTGATGATTTTACACTAAATTTAACTGATAACAATGGTTATATATTTGTTCTATTACCTTTAGGTGTTTCTAGACCAAATAAATTTGTTTTAGGGGAAGATTGTAATGACTTTTCAGTACCTTTTAACATATCCCCTAATAAAATGGTTATTAATGATATTGAATATAACGTATATAAATCATTTAACAAAAGTTTTTATAGTGGTAATTTTAAATTTTGTTAATGAATTAAAGTATTTATAAAAAAAGATAAAGTATGAGTGATTTTAGTGAAATAGGTGGTGTTCCAGTTTTAGGTTTTATTAGCCCAGCAGACACTAGAGATGAATATGCAGTAACTGACCCATTATACGCTATAGGTGGGTTTAGAATAATAGAAGGTGGTTTAACAGATTTGAATCTAATACCAGAAGCTAGACGTAGAGCTGGTATGATTGTAGGTATTAGAAATGGTGAAAAATACTATAAATTATTAAATAAAGAGTGGATTTATGATTTGGGTGATTGGGAAACTTGGAGAATATCTGATAATCCAGACCCTTTTAATAGTGGTACACAAATAAGTGGTACTAAATTATTTACCAATAGATTAATACAGGTAACATCTAACCAAAGTACTTTTAACATCACATTAGATGATGATAGTATCTTAGTTAATATAAAGTGTAATGAAGATTATAATATAATTTTACCACCTTTAAATTCAATTAATTTAGGCTTTAAGATAGCTTTTAAAAATTTAACATCAGATGGGTTAAAAGGTACTATTTATCCTTATAGTGGTGACATTATAGAAGGTAAAGGTAATTTTAATTTCTTCGGTAAAGGTTTGTTTGAAATTACTAAAATGTTATCAGTAGACGGTGTGAATAATGAATGGGTTTTGACACATTATTCCAATATAATTGAATCTAGGTTTCAAGGTAAAACTAAAAAATTTGAATTTATAAATAAAAGTCAAATTATAGTACCACACAATTTAGGTTATACCCCTGTAACACAGGTGTGGATAGGTGATGGGTTGGGTGATTATAATGATGCTGATGTTGATGTTGACCATGATTTAATAAATTATAATACTTTTAATATTAATTTTGGACAACCTTTATCTGGTTTTGTACTATTTATTTAAAAACAATAATAACACTTAAAAAAAAAGACAAAAAAAATGCCAATTACAAACAAAAATCTGTATAGAGGTTCAGACTTTAATAATCAAGAGTTAAAGGATGTTAAATCTATTCAATTAAATCAAGACGCTACATTAGCTGATGAAGTGGTTAGAAAATCACAATCAGAATCTATTTCGGCACTAGCTGCTCAAAACATCTTAAAGACATTATTAAGTGAGGCTAGTAACGTCACAGCCTTCACATCATTATCAATTAAAGGTTTTTTAGAAGGTAAACAAGATAATTTAGAAATTGATAGTAGTTCTACCTCTTATTTACAGATTGTAGATGGGTACAAGATTAAGGCTACTCAATTACTAATTACAGATGTTGAGGTAAACGAAACTTGCTCAACTTTACAGATGTTTATAGATACTTATTCACCTAGTAAACAAGAAGGTGATGTTGTAATCCTTACGTCAGCATCTAATAACCAAGAACGTTCTTGGATAAAAACTAGTAACGTATCTCAAGGTGTAGATGGTTATACCAGACTACAGACTGACTATAACGTAACTTCAATACGTACTATGTTTTCATCTGGAGCCTTCTTATCATATAGTCAATCTTCTGGTCAATATGCGTTAGTTACTGGACTTCTTGGGACTCAATTAGGTGCCCAAACTTTACCTATGGATTCAAATAAATTTTCTGTTTTATCATTAAGTAATGATACACAAGAGAAAGTTAATTTAGCTTTAGAAAGTTATATAGAAAGTGTGGACACTAATGCCACTGGTGGTGTTGGTACAGTTAATTTAAGGTTAAATAATTTATCTGGTGTCGATGGAAACAACATGCAATTATTTACTGGTAATTTTTATAGTAATAACGCAACAATAAAACAATTATTTGTTGAGACAGAAACTGCTTTAAGTAACGCCACATCGGATAGGGCTCTTATTCGTTCTGAATTCTCAGATGCCGACAACGGTTTACAACTAAACATTAATTCAGAAACCAATGCTAGAGTTAACGCAGTTAATGGTGAGGCTAATATAAGATTAAATGAAGATTTACAGTTACAATCAAACATCAATCAAACTAATTCAGATATTAATGATGAGATAAATAGAGCAACTAGTGCTGAAAACGCTTTAAGTAATAGAGCGGATATTTTTGAGGGGGATGTTTCAACAATTGGTTCGATAAGTAAAGCACAATCGGATTCACAAATATTCGCAACTAACGCAGTTAATGGTGAAGCCTCACTTAGGATAACTGGTGACGCTAATTTACAAACACAAATTGATGCATTACAAGGTGCGTTCCAATACAAAGGATTTGTCGATAGTAGTGGACGTATAACACATGTTGACAGTCTAAACCCTAATAATAACCAAGTGTTTGAGAATGCTACTTTCACTGAAGGTGAATTTTATAAAATAAATTCTAATTTAACTATAACTTTTAGTGATAATAGTGCGTTGTCACTTAATAATGGTGATGGTTTAATTGTTATTAACACCAAAAGTGTGGCTGGAACCGCAGTTGCTAGTGATTTCCATAAAGGTGATAACACTGAAAACGCTGATATATTAAGGGAAGGTATGTTAGATAATACCACAATTGAAAAAACTGGTAATGAAGTAAAAGTTAAAAATGATTCAATAACAAGAGTACAGTTAGACTCAAATGTTGAAGTAGATATTGATAATAAAGTTTTAAAATCTGGTGATATAATGAGTGGGGCCTTACAAATAGATAAAGTTGTGGGTGCTGGAGCTGGTTACACAGGGGGGTATGATTTCTCAAGTTATATTAAAATGAAATCTATCGATACATCTAGTTTAACTAACACACAAAGAGCATTATTAGTAGAGAACGAGGTCTATACTGACGGTAGTGGGAACCCATTTGATTTAGATTATGCTAATGGTGCCACAATATCTACTCACTATAAAGGGGGTAGTAATGATTTAACTGTTGCAATTGTTGGACTTAATGGTGAGGGTAGAGTTTTAAACCCATTATCTGCTGTTTATTCAACTGGTGTTTATGGTTCTTCAATTGACCCACAATTGGGTGTTAATGCTGGAGCTACTTTAATAGCTCAAAATGGTGCCACAGCAAACTTAGGTATGTTCGCTTTTTGTGACACTGCTGGAGCTTTAAATAATAGAGGTGCATATATAGCATTATCAACCGACACAGTTGATTTTGATGCTTATAGGGTAGCTAGAGTGTCTGACCCTCTACCAGTTCAAAATGCCGCTTTAATCATTGATGATTATACTGGGATTTCACATGCTGCTTATATTAATGGTAAAGTTGAGATAAATGGTCCTGTTATAATACCTAACGCATCAAATGATACACATGCTGTAAATTTAGGTGATATTAAAAATAAAGAAAAAGAGTTCACTGTTAATATCCCAGCTTTAGATTCTGTAACAATTAATCATCAATTTGATAGTAAGAAACTATTATTTACTTTATGGTTAAATGATGAATCAGTTGATGATGGATTTAAGGTTGAGCGTACTAGTACAAACTCTATAAAAATTTACAATAACACTATTGAATCTGTAGATGGTTTAGAAGTTCTTTTATATAAATTTTCAATATAATTAATTAATTAACTTTTAATAAAAAAAAGGTAACCGTTTATGGTTACCTTTTTTTTTATTTAATAATTTTTTTTAATTATTAAGACATATTTATTAATAAACAATTATATGGCAAACAATAGATTAATATTAAGGACATTAAATAGCCCATGGTTAGTGCCATTACCTGATGTAACAAAAGGTTCTGTATTAACTCACGCTGAATTGGATAATAATTTTTTATACCTTAAAGGTGAAGTTATTTATTCAGCTTCTACAATTAATGATGAAATTTTATTTCATAAAATAAATGGTGAAAATATAACGGTTAAAGCACCACAAAATTATTGGGTTGAGGTTACTGATGAAGTAAATTCCATAACAACACCAAATACAGTTTATGTACCTAAATTAAATGTTAATGATGTAAATACTATTGAACCTAATGGGAAGTTTTTAACATTAGATGATGATGGTTTCCTTACAGAATCTAGTAATATTTTTGAAGGTACATGGGAAGAATTAAATACGATAAAACAAAATAATGGGTTAATTATTGGTTCAAGATACTTATTAACAGATTATCAAACCCAATATATAATTGAGGGGACTGACTCTAGTGATTTAGTGGTAATAGAAGAGGTTATTGGTCAGGCTAGTGGTTATGCACAATTTGAGAATGTCCCTACTACTTTGTTATTTAATGGTGATACCGCAACAATTTATGAGTTGCCAGATAGTTATAGTGGTTCTTTATCAGTGGGCGATACAGTAACGGTTACTGATTATTTTAACAGTACTTTTATCAAATTCTCCCCATCTATAACAACACCTGGTATTAAATTATCAATAAGTAAGCAAAGGTACCCTAACGTAACAAGTAATACTTTACTATTAGATTCTTTTGGTAAACCAATATTAAAACCCCAGGGTGTGTTGAATATAGATGTTCATGATGGGACACCTTATTTAAACATGTTAGCGGAAGAAAACCCAATACCACCAATTGAGCAAATTTCAATAATAGCGATTAGTGAAAATCAATTTTCATTAGAGGCTGAAAGTTTGACTTTTATAGGTGATAAACTTAGATACGACTTTGAAGACATAAACTTATTAGATGGTAATGGGACCCCTACTGGTCAATTTAGGAAAGGTTTTATCTTAGGTAGAGAGAATTTAGATAAAACTGTAAATATTAATAAAGACTGGAGGGTTCAGAGGTATAGAAGGTATAAGATGGATGATGAAAATTGGTCGAAATACACTCATGATGAAACACAAATAACAACTAGTGGTTCTACAAATATATATCTTATTGATGGACTTAATAATTTTACCACTAATTTAACTGTTAATGAAGAACATAAATATATATGTAAAAACCCATACGAACAACAGTTTTATATTGATTTTACAAATATAAATGAAAACCCATTTATATCTGGTGTAACTAATTCAGATATAATTACTAGGGTACAGACGAATACTGGTGAAGATATTTTACTAGACATAAACTTACCTTTTAGTGGTTTATCCGAATCTAAAGATTTTTTTATATTACCAATAACCAATAACGATAAAAATGGGTTAACTGAAAGATTAGTTGTAGGTGATTTAACTAACACCATATTTTTAGATAATACTCAAAACTATGGTTCATCAGCTAAAATAAATATATTTAACACAGATAAAATATATAATTCTTCATTTATGACTGGCTTATCGATTAGTTCATATGGACCTATTACCAGTGTTATTAGTATAGATAGAATGGACATAACTAACACTAGTACTAGTACAATGGATAAAATAAATATATTAGTAAATGGTGGACTTAATAATAGTGGTAGCTTGTACAATTTAACGATAGGTGGTAGTAAACAATCATCTACATCCTTAAATTTAGTTAAAGAGATAAGGTTTACTGATAATTGTCTGATTAGGAATTCAATGTTAGGTGGTAGAAGATGGGATAGAATGATAATTAAAGGTGTTATGTCCCATAATTATATTAGCTTAAGTTTTAATATAATGACAACAATACATGGGTTATCATATTTAAATTTAATTAGACAAACTAATAATAGTAATACTATATATAGTGGGTGGGAAATTGATATAAACTCATATACAAATAAATTACCTGGTAAAGCTGATTTTGGTTATATTTATGATTTAACATCGATACCAAACGACACTAAGTTAAATAATTTTAACGATAATAAAAATTTAGTCTACACAAAAATAGATTCAAATAATAACATACAATTAATAACACAATCAACACCTCAATAATTATGGCTTTAAAAAGATTTTATAATAATATATACACTGGTTTATTAACAGATTTACCAGTTAGTGGGACATCTGGAACATTAGTAGTGATTGAAGATTCAAAACTACTTTACGCTTACGGTGATGATAATTTACCATTTTTAATATCATCTAGTGGTAGTACTAGTGGTGGAACTTCTTTATGGGAAAGTGGGGTTGGTTTGAATTCTTTAGTCACAAAAAACAGTTTTAACATATCTAGTGGTGATTATTCATTATCTGAAGGTCTTGGTAATTCATCTATTGGTAAATATTCACATGCTGAAGGTGTTGAAACAATAGCTAGTGGTGATGCGTCACATGCTGAGGGATATGGTACAATAGCAAGTGGTAAAAGGTCACATGCTGAAGGTTTTAGTACAATAGCTAGTGGTGATACGTCACATGCTGAAGGGTTAAGGACAACCGCTAGTGGTGTTGAATCACATGCTGAAGGTAATGGTACAACGGCTAGTGGTAATAGGTCACATGCTGAGGGTAGTCAAACAACTGCTAGTGGTATTGGTTCACATGCTGAGGGTGGTAGTACAACGGCTAGTGGTGATGGTTCACATGCTGAAGGAGCACAAACAAGAGCTATCGGTAATGGGTCACATGCTGAGGGTGGTGATTCTGAATCTAGTGGTGATTATTCACATGCTGAAGGTTTAAGTACAATAGCTAGTGGGGAAAATTCACATGCTGAAGGTAGTAGGTCAATAGCTAGTGGTGATAACTCACATGCTGAAGGTGTAGGTACAACAGCTAGTGGTACTTCATCACATGCTGAGGGTGAAAGTACTGTAGCTAGTGGTGATTATTCACATGCTGAAGGTAATGATACAACGGCTAGTGGTATTGCTTCACATTCTGAGGGTGTGCAAAATGAATCTAGTGGTTTAGCGTCACATGTGGAAGGTAGGTTAAATTCATCCATTGGTGATTATTCACATGCTGAGGGTAATGATACAATAGCAAGTGGTAATAGTTCGCATGCTGAAGGTATATTTACAAGGGCTATTGGTCAATCATCACACGCTGAGGGTGGTAGTACAACGGCTAGTGGTCAATCATCACACGCTGAGGGTAGTAGAACAACAGCTACTGGTGATTATTCACATGGTGAGGGTGAAAGTACTGTGGCTAGTGGTTTAGGTTCACATGCTGAAGGTAGTTTTACAACGGCTAGTGGTGATTTTTCACATGCTGAAGGTGGTAGGTCAAGAGCTAGTGGTAATAGTTCACATGCTGAAGGTAGTTCAATCGCTATTGGTAATTATTCACATGCTGAGGGTGAAAGTACTGTAGCTAGTGGTGATACGTCACATGCTGAGGGTTATGAAACAATAGCTAGTGGTGATTATTCACATGCTGAGGGTGAAAGTACTGTAGCTAGTGGTGATACGTCACATGCTGAGGGTTATGAAACAATAGCTAGTGGTGATTATTCACATGCTGAAGGTAGGGGTGCAACAGCTAGTGGTTTCGTATCACATGCTGAGGGTAGAAATGTAGTCGCTAGTGGTGATTATTCACATGCTGAAGGGACATATACAACAGCTGGTGCTTTTGGTTCACATGCTGAAGGTACTAGTACCGAAGCTAGTGGTGAAGCATCCCATGCTGAGGGTGAAAGTACTGTAGCTAGTGGTGATTATTCACATGCTGAAGGTAGTGATACAACGGCTAGTGGCACATCATCACACGCTGAAGGTCGTTTATCTCTAGCTAGTGGTGTTGAATCACATGCTGAAGGATATGGGACAATAGCTAGTGGTAATAGGTCACATGCTGAGGGTGAAGGTACAACGGCTAGTGGTGAATCATCACATGCTGAGGGTCAAAATACTGTGGCTAGTGGTGATATATCACATGCTGAAGGTCTTAATAATATAGCTAGTGGTGATATATCACATGCTGAAGGTCTTAATAATATAGCTAGTGGTTTATATTCACATGCTGAAGGTTCTTTTACCGAGGCTAGTGGTAATGGTTCACATACTGAGGGTCAAAGTACTGTGGCTAGTGGTGATGATTCTCACGCAGAAGGGACATATACAACAGCTGGTGGTGCTTCATCACATGCCGAGGGTCAAAGTACAGTGGCTAGTGGTAAATCATCACACGCTGAAGGGATATTAACATCAGCTAATGGTGATGTATCACATGCTGGTGGTATTGGTAATGCTTCACATTCTTACGCAGAAAGGGTTGTAGGTTCTTATTCTACAAATTACACAGCACAATCAATAACAACTTTTAACGAATCTGACAGAGCGTTTGTTGTTGGTATAGGTGATTCAGATGATAATAGAAAGGATGGGATAATTGTTAATAAAGATGGGACAAATATAGTACCTTCACAAACAACACAACAATATGAAGATAATGTAGATGGTAAGATTATTGTAACCAAGGAAGTGTTAGAGGATAAATTATCCACATTAGTTTTAAAATCACCTAATGGGTCTTTATGGGAATTATTGGTTGATGATAGCGGTAACCTAAATACATCACCACTTAGTTAAATAAAATATGAATAATAAAGAATATAATAAACTTTGAAAAATAGGGACCTGTAAAATTAAAAAAAAATAAGATATGGATTTTCACATAAATAAGGGTGCTTCATTACCTATATTAAAAATGGAGTTAATAAAGGATGGTAGATATAATTATAAGGAATTTCACGATAAAATACAAAATAGTGAGATAACTTTTTGTATGAAAAACATAGTTGATGGTTCTGTAAAAATAGGAAATAAACCAGCTATTTGTATCCTTAAAAATGAGTATAATGGGTGTGAGGTTGAAGAATATTATTTAGCATATCAATTTACGAAAAAGGATACTTCAAAACCTGGAACTTATGTTGGTGATTTTAAAATTAATTTCTTAGATGGTTCGGGAACTCTGATAGTACCCATTAGAGAAGAACTATATATACATGTTTTAGATGGTAGTATAAAAAAATAAGTAAGAAAAAGGATAACGTAATTGTTATCCTTTTTCATTTAAAGTTGTATCTTAAATAAAAAATGGGTAGATTTGTTCAATCTTTTATAAAAGATTGAAAATAATAATTCAATCAAAATACTTGAAAGTTTAAAGAAAAAATAGTTAATTTGTAAAAAATAATATTTATGATTAAAGAAAAAGTAAGTTTTGAACAAATAGAAGAATTTCTACAAGGTAGAGACCCTCAAAAGTATATAGTTGGTATTGAAGCTACTTATTATGAGAATTTTGTTAGTTTAATTGTTAATGACCCAGTTAAGGGTAAAAGAGTAGAACAACACGCATACAAACCTTTTTTGTGGTTAAAACATGAAGTTTCACAACATATTTATGGTGGGAATAGAAGAGAGATTAAAAAGGCTATGAACTTATATGGGGTTAAATTAAATAAAGTTAGGTCTGAAGATTCTAATGGTATAACACCTAAGAGGTTTGAGAATGGTTATAATTTTATGGCTGTATGTAAAAAGGGTAGTTATTCTAAATTAATACAATTCTTTAAGGCTGGTGGTGTTGATATATTTAATGAAAAACATAAAAAAATGTTTGTTGCATTTCCACCAGCAGAACAATTCTTAATACAAACTGGTAAGCGTTTATTTAAGGGGATGGATGATTATAATGATGTTCATAGGTTTCAGTTTGACCTTGAAACAGAGGGTTTAAAAGCTTCGGTAGACCCAATATTTCAAATAGGTATTAAGGATAATAAAGGTTTCGAATTAGTTTTAGAAACTAAGGGTGATACCCCACAAAAAAGGAGAGATTCAGAGAGGATTAACATTATTAAGTTTTTTGAATTGATAGATGAAATTAGACCAGATTTAATATCGGGTTACAATTCTGAAAATTTTGACTGGCCTTATTTTAAAAGAAGGTGTGAAAGACTTGGGATAGATATTGAGGTTATAGCAAAAACACTTAACCCAGATAAAAAGATTTATTGGAGAGATTCTATGCTTAAGTTAGGTGGTGAATCTCAAGCTTATCAACAAACAAGTATGTGGGGGTACAATATATTAGATATTTCACATTCAGTTCGTAGAGCACAAGCTATAAACTCTAATATTAAATCATGGAGTCTTAAGTATATTACACAATACTCTGGTGTAGCAAAACCTAATAGGGTTTATGTACCTGGTGATAAACTACACACTATTTGGAGTGATACAAATCCTTATTGGTTTAATGATACTGATGGTTCTTGGGGTGTGATAGGTGAAAGAGGTTTACCTAAAGGTTCTGTAGAAGTTAAGGGTGACTATATTGTACAAAGATATTTAATTGATGACCTTTGGGAGACTGAACAGATTGATGTTATATACAATCAAGCAGCTTATCTTATTGCTAAATTATTACCTACATCTTACACTAGAAGTTCAACAATGGGTACTGCTGGTCAATGGAAGTTAATTATGGCGGCTTGGTCTTATGAAAATAAATTAGCTATACCTGAATTAGAAAAGAAACGTAATTTTACTGGTGGTTTAGCTAGATTATTAGAGGTTGGTTATGCGAAGAATGTTATTAAATTAGATTTTGCGGCACTTTACCCAAAAACTCAATTAACTCATGGTATATTCCCATCTTTAGATATTTCTGGCGTAATGGAAGGTCTTTTAACATATGTTGTTGATACTAGGGATAAATTTAAATTTCTTACTGGTACACATAAAGGTAAAGCTAAAGAATTACAAGAACTTTTAGATAAAAATATAGATAAACTAACACCAGAAAGAATTGCTAAGGGTAAGGAAATGATTAAAGCTGAGAAAAAATTAGCTTCTGATTATGATAAAAAACAATTACCATTAAAAATATTAGCTAACTCATTTTTCGGAGCTTATGGAGCACCTTATATATTTAATTGGGGTGATACTGATTCTGCTGAAGAAACTACATGTAGAGGTAGACAATATCTTAGGTTGATGGTTAAGCATTTTACAGAGGGTTATGGGTTTAGACCTCTTGTAGGTGATACCGATGGTTTTAACTTTGCAATACCAGATAATGTTGATACTTTTTCTTACACTTGTACTGGTGAGCATTGGAAAACTGATAAGTATGAAAATGGTACATTATTAACTGGACTTGAAGCAGTACTAGCTGAATTTAATGAAAAGTATATGATGGGTCGTATGGGTCTTGATATTGATGATATTTGTTCTTCAACTATAAACTTTGCTAGGAAAAACTATGCAAATGCTATTGATGGTAAAGTTAAATTGGTTGGTAACTCTATTAAGTCTAAAGCTATGCCAATTTATATTGAAGAATTTATAGATGAAGGTATGAAGATGTTATTAGATGGTGATGGTTATAGTTTCATTAATTTATATTACAAAGTTGTAGATAAGATTTATAATTATAAAATACCAGTACTTAAGATTGCATCTAAATCTAAGGTTAAAATGACTGTTGATAATTATAAAAATGTGTATTGTAAACAAAAAAATAAAGCTGGTAGATATAAGAATAGACAAGCACATATGGAATTGATAATTAAGGATAATATTAATGTTGATTTAGGTGATGTTGTTTATTATGTTAATACTGGTTTAGCTAAATCTCATAGTGATATTAAAAAAATAACTGATAAGGAGACTGGTAATTTTGAGATTCAATATAATAGTAAATTAATACCTCAGAGTCAAATTGACGCTAACCCAGATTTAACAACTGACGAATATAACGTTGCTAAGTACTTGGCCGCATTTAATGCTAGAGTAGAAAAACTATTAGTTTGTTTTAGTGAAGAAATAAGGGATGATATAATCATTAATGTATTTAAAGATAGAAAAACTAAATTAATTAAATTACAAGATAGAAGTGTTTTTACAGAAAAACAATGTGAATTAACTTCTGGTAACCCTCTTGAAGAGAAAGACCAAGATAGTTATGAAGCATTAATGGTTATGGAAGATAAGGAAATTAGATTTTGGGATTCAGTTAACAAAATACCTAACAATATCGAAATAGAGGAATGGTTAACCATTAGAGATGATTGGAAAGAAAGAATGCGTGTAGAAAGATTAAATGGTATAGCTGAGGAAAAACAAAATCTATATGAACTTATAATGAGGTTAGAAGTTAAGGATTTAAATATGGTAAAAGAAGGTATCTTACCAAAAGATATCAGTAAGATAGTTTTTGTTAGTCAAGAAGAAGATGGTACCTTTATGTTAAAGTCGTTAAATTGGGAGGAATGTTTATTTAATTTTGATATGTTATTCACATACGAAAGTGATGCAATGAAAAGAGAGGTTTATTATAAAACTTTAGAGGGTGAACATGACCCTTCAGATATGTATGAGATGTGGCTTGAATATGATAGAGAAAAAACTTTAAAGCAATATATGATAGATAAAAAGCTTTAAAGCAATTAGGTAGTGAAGAAGCTAACCCACCACTATAATAAAAAAACCCCGTATCAATGATATGGGGTTTTTTATTGTTTAAAAGTATTATTATTTTATATAAAAACCAAGTGGTCTAAATTTAAGGTGTTTGTTAAGGTTTTCAGCTTCTATGGCTGCCCTCTCAATTTGTTTTGTTGATGAAAGACGTTCTAAGGTGTTGTCAAGACGTTCTAGAATGGCTTTTTTCTCTTCATTACCTTCAGTTAATAATGATTCATAATCCATAGTTCTTTCAGCCTCTGGTGGTCCTACAATACCCCCAAATTTACCTCTAGTTCTACCTAAAGTTCTCTTAGCTTCAGCAATAAATAAATTTCTAACTAATATTCTAGTTGGTTCATTTAAGTCTGAATAATCTATTTTAGATAAAGGAACTTCATTTGGTAATTTAATAATATCTGGGTTATCCCTAAGACATTCATCTAAATTATCATCAGTTGTGTCGTAATAGTGGTACCAAACTTGACAACCATTTAAATTTATAGAACTACCACCACCACCAGCTCCAGCATAACCGTTACCAAAGGTAAATTTAGAACCTGGAACACTAAGTAGGTGTAATAATCTAGTACCATTAGGTCCAGCTGTAACTTTATAAGTTAAATCACTCCTTAATAATCTGTTTTTTAAATTCATATCAGAAGCAGTTAATAATATATCAAATGCTGGGGCAATATAGTGACCACCATTACCACCAGCACCGTAACCACCACCAGTACCAACTTGACCAAAACCACCACCGAAACCGCCATCGAAACCACCATGGTTTGCGAATAAGGCTGCTTGTGTTGTTGGGGGTGTCATCCAAAGAACTTGATTAATTTGCCTTCCAGCTGGGATTTGATAAACCTGTTTACCATGTTCAATATTAACATAATCTTTTTTTAACTCCCATGGTCCTTCATTTTGTAAACCAACTTGCTTTGAATAAGCGTATGTGTATTGAGACATAAAATCAAAATCCCTAACACTTAACGCAAATGCCATATCAGTTGTGTCTATATTCTTACCTAAAACAGATTGCCATTGATGCTCAATTAACCATTCTTGAACGTATTGAGCATAATCTTCAATAGCTATACCTAACAATACACATAACATATCATCAGTTATTTCTATCTGACGTAGTGGTGCACCCATTGATACTCTAAATTGTTCGAAAATTAATTCTCTTTCTTCATTACTTATTGCCATAATTGTTGTTTATTAATAAATATTAAAAATTATATAAACAAACGACATTTAATAAGTTTATTTAGATAAGATATTATTAGTTAACAAATAAGCGTCTCTAATCGATTTAAAACTTATCTCTGGGGATAATATCGTTTTATCAACCATAATGATTGGTACACTATCCGTTTTGGCTAAAACCATCATTTGTTTAACTTCCTTTTCGTATTTTTCTAATTCTATATCAACATAATCGTAATTTATACCATTTTCGTCGTATAAATCTTTTAATTCTTGACAATAAGGGCACTCTTCGAAACCGTATAATCTAACTTTACTCATATTCTAACATTATATCTTTTAATATATTTTCAACAGCTGCGTCTTCGTCAATTCCATTTTCCCCAATTACTAAATCAATTATTTCCTTTTTACTCTTAACGGTTCTCCACATTATCTCTGATATTGTACTTAAACCACTTCTAGAAAATAATTGGTAATAAACTGTAACGTTATTAGGTTGACCAATTCTGTGACTCCTATCTTCAGCTTGTTCATTATTTCCAGGTACCCAATCAAATGAATTAAATATTACATAACTAGATTTGGTTAAAGTAATACCAACACCAGCTGATATTATATTACCAATAAATACCTTAACTTTTTTGTCTTTTTGAAACCTATCAATACTACTTTGTTTATCGATATCAGACATACTACCATGGTGAGTAACACACTTATTACCGAAATGTTGTTGTAAGGTTAATAACTCATCAGTAAAATTTGTAAATATTATAACCTTTTCCTCTTGTTCAATAATATCTTCAGTTAATTTAATAGTATTTGGTATCATTTCCATGGCAACAAACTTTCTTAATAAACCTAATTCTACTAATTCTTTTTGTGGTACACCTTTTTTACCATTTAATTTACGATTTATTAAGTATTCTTCCCATAATTCCTCATAATTTAATTCTTGCTCTTTAGTCATTTTATAATCTTCTATAATTATATTTTTCTCTGGCATATCCTTTATAACATCCTTTAATCTTCTAAGTAATAAATGTTTAGTTTTAAATGCTAATTCTTGTAAGTTTTCAGCCCCCTTAGTTAACCAAACTTTTTTATTACCACCATTTTTTAATTTAGTCGTTATCTGTCTACCCTTACAATATCTTTGAACAAAGTGTTTCCAATTATCAGTTATAGGTGTCTTAATTAATTTTAAAAGATTATAGTAATCCATTGGTCTATTAGCAACTGGTGTACCACTTAATAACCACACTTTTGGGATATACTTACAAACTTCTTTCATTATGGCACCCCTCTTTGAATCTTTATTTTTAAGTTTATGAGCTTCATCGATAATACATAAGTCAAACCTAGATTTAATCATAGTTTGTAAGTGGGGTTTAATATCCTTAGCTTTAATGTATTTATCTGGTAATTGGTGAAAGTTTTTTAATATATCAAAATTAATTATAGTAAATTTAGCATCCTTCCATTCTTTACCATTTATAATTGCCGTATCATATTCTTGGAAGTAATTAATCTCTCTTTGCCAATTTATCTTAACAGCTGAGGGACAAACTATTAGTATTTTTTTAGCACCACTATCTAAAGCAGCAACAATTGATTGCATAGATTTACCTAAACCCATAACATCAGCTAAAATTGCACCATCCCTACTTCTTAAGAATTTTATACCACTTTTCTGGTGGTCATAAAATTTTCTACCAACCGTACCATCATCTAATACATAGGTGTCTAACTTTTCATATTTTTCAAAATCAACTTCAACCTCTTTCTCTTCAAAGTAAGGGTCTTCTAAAACTTGTGACTTAGGTATAAAGTAAGTTTGAGCTTTAGGTTGATTTCTTTTCATTTTACCATAAATATGGAAAGTTTTTTCAGTTTCACCAAGCATAAATTCAATTAATACCCTCTGTGGTTTAAAACTTAAATTCTCACTCTTTTGAAGAGATTCACCAAGGTACTCTGTTATTGTAACCACTTTATCCATATGGATTGGTTCAACCTCATGATTACGGATAATATACTTTGATTGAAAGTCGGTTAAAGATAACACACCATTTTGTTTAATAAGTGTAGCTTTTAATTTTTTTATATACGGGTTTTTACCAGAATAAGATTCAAGTATCCTTATTGCTGTATTACCCTTTATGTCTTCTAAATTTATCAAATTAAATAAAATTATTTATATTTCTTATTTATTACATCTAAATATAAACATTTTCCGAATAAAAGTCAATGGTTTGAGAACTATTTATAATTTCTAAATATTTATCTAAAAAAGTATGGGAACACCAAGAAAAATACCAATTAATAGAATAAATAAATTTTTCTCAAATGAAGATTTTAATCTTGAGATTGAGATGGGTCGTGAGGTTATAGAAGGTGATGGTAATTTTGTTGTAGTACTATATAGAGTTGATAGAGAGTTAACCGCTTCAGATGATATCTATGGTGAGGCTCAAAAGGACGATATACAGTATTTACCACCAGTTGAATTGAGGGTTATACCTATATTGGCACCAGCTGAAAATAAGACATATAACCCATCAACACTTAACTATTTAGAAGATGGTCAATTGACATTTGCTATATATGATGCTCAATTAGCTGAACTAGATGTAGAGTTAAGTGTAGGTGACTATATTGGTTATTCAGTAAAGGAGACTGAGATGAGATTTTATTCAGTTTCTAATGATGGAAGAAAGAATTTTGATAACGCTCACACTATTATGGGTTATAAGTCAGCTTATAGAACTGTTGTGTGTGCACCTGTAGATGAAAATGAGTTTAGAGCTCTTTAATAAGATGGGATTACCTAAAGGATTTAGAAAAAATATAAATATAATCAAGAATAAAGTTGGCTTTGAAAGAAGGCAAGAAATACTCGATGAAATTGATTATAAAGGGACATACTTACCTAGAGGGGTAATGTATGAAGATATGGATTCATCTTTCATTAAATTTGTAAAGGATGATATGAAAATTGTAATCGATGGTGAAAAGGTACCAGTTATCTTTTTAACGTTACAAAGATGGTCTGAATTTACTAGAACTTGGCAGCATTCTGACGAGTATAAGAATATTAAGATGCCATTTGTGACAATTGTTAGGAGACCAAACCCACAGCCTGGTAAAAATCAAGCTGGTTTGTTTAATATACCTGGTAGAAGAACATACACATACGTCAAAGTACCAACTTTTGAGGGTGGTAGAAGAGGTGTTGATATATATAAGATTCCTCAACCAACTTCAGTTGATATAACATATGATGTTAGGATATTTTGTAATAGAATGAGAGATTTGAATAAATTTAACATTAAAATGTTAGAAGCATTTAATTCAATACAATACTACATAAAAGTTAATGGTCACCCAATGCCTTTGATTTTAAAAAATGTTGGTGATGAAAGTAATATCGATGATTTTGATAAAAGAAGGTTTTTCGTACAACCATATGAGATAGTATTAGAAGGTTATGTTCAAGATGAAGATGACTTTGAGGTTATACCTACGGTTAATAGAACTATGGTTGTAAATGAAATAATGGAAGGTAAAGTTAAACCTAGAATTAAGTTTTTTCCAAATAAAATTACAAATAGTATTAATTGTAATGTTATTTTTAAACCTAATTCTAATAACAATTTTAGTTATAAATCTGAATATGATGTTAAATTTACAGATATACTAAATGTTGTTGACACAAATAATATAATAATTAAAGTTAATGGTGTAGAAAAGTTTAATGGTATTGATTTTTCAATGACTAATATTGTGGTTAATGCTGGAGACTTAGTATATATTGAAATAACTAGGGATGTTAATAAGACATCTAAATTTACACTTAAAGGAGATTTATTATGAGTTGTACAAGTAATTCACCAAATATAAATAAAACATTTATAATTGAACCATACGATGGTTCAGATGCTGAAGTATTTAGTGCTTGTACTGGTTTTTATACTGATTTAATTGAAAATTGTACAGGTGATAGTATTAAGTTAAATAGTAATGTAGTTTTATTTGGTAATATGGAACCTGAAAATGATAACTCAAGTGATTTAGGTTCAAGTAATAAAAGATTTAGAGAAATAAATTCATTCAAGGGTACTTCAACCATTTGGGAAGCTACTCAAGAAGTTACTACACCTAATTTAAATTTAGGTGTAGATTATAAAGGTAATAATAGAATAATTAATGCGAATAACTCAATACTTAAAGATGATGTATTATTGGGGGGGAGTTATTAAAAAAAAATAGATATGGCAACAAGAGAAACAAGATTAGTAATTAAAAATAGTGATATAGTAAACAGACCTTTACCTACAACGCTATTAAATGGTGAGGGTATAGTTAATACTGCTGAAGGTATAATGATTTTTTCAGGTGTATCATCATCAACAAATGAATGGATACCAGCTGGAACTAATACTAACTTTTTTGAAGTTGGTTCAAATTTATATGACTTACAAATAAGGAATAAAATTATAAAATATGGTGGTGTTTCTGATTTAACTGGTAAATACCTTAAGGGAACTTCAAACGGTTTCGAATTAGATGATATAACATCAATAGTAGGTGTGGATAGTTTTGTTACAAACATGAATTACCTAAATAATGAATTAACACTTGAGCGTAATAATAGTTTAGCTGATTTATCAGTAACAATCGATTCATTTACTGACTTAAAAATTAGTTCTTTAACTGAAGGTAGGGTTGTTTATGTGGGTGTTGATGGAGAATTGACTGATGAATCTGGTTTTGAATATGATGAATCAACAAATACTTTACTATTAGATAACATAAACACATCATCAAATGGTTCAGCATTTATAGGTACTGGTGGGTTAATTGTTGGTTCTGGTGGTAATACAAATACTCCAGGTAATGGTGATGTTGTAATACATGGTAGTTTAACAGTATTTGGTGAAGCTATAACAGCTTCAACTAGTGAATTATATATTGAAGATAATAATATAATTTTAAATTACAATCCAGAGTCTGACACATCAGCTTCATCTATTGGTGCTGGATTTACAATACAAGATGGTGATGGTTTAAATGGTGATATTAGTTTAGTTATTAGAGCTATGGATAGTTTTTCTGGTATTGATGGTGATACACCAGATATTAGTGAATATAGTGGTCCAACTGGTGCTAGTAATAGAGCTTTTGTAACACAATTAAATGATATTGTTATTAGAAGTACCAATTCGTCAACACCTAATGGTGTAAGAGTATTGGCAGAATTTGATACACTAGATGGGGGTAGCTACTAATGAATCGTGGTAAATATTGACTTTTACATTATTTTAATATATAAAAAAGACACATAATTATGTGTCTTTTTTATTTTAAAACTATTTATAAACAATGGTTGTATATACAATCTTAAAAATATTTAAAAAGACTCATAAATATGGGAAAAAATAGAAAAAATACCTTTTTACTTAAAAGGTCAAATGTATCTGGTAAAATACCAGACCCTAATGATTTAGTATTAGGTGAATTAGCGTTAAACCTTAAGGATAGTAAATTATATACTTTAGAGACTGATAATAACTTAGTTAGGGAAATAGGTTGGGATAAATTACCTAGTGATGGTGATGGTAGTAATTTAACTGGTGTTGTAAATTCATTAACTAATACTGGTTACGGTATTAACTTAGTTTCTGGTTCTGATGGTGAGTTAAATATTTTATCAGTAAGTGGTGATACTAATGAAAAAATAATTGTAAGTGAGGTTTCAGAAACTTTAGAAATAAACATTAATGAACCAAACTTAGATTTATGGGGTTTAGTAGTTAAGGGTAACACCTTAATTTCTGGTGGTGCCACATTCTTAAGTGGGTTAACATTCACGGTTAGTGAACTTAAATATATAATTTCTGATACAATATATACAGCTGAACCTAGTATAATTACAATAAACCCAGGTAACGCTGATTTTAATAGGATTGATGTCTTAATTGCTGATATTGATGGAAATACTGGGGTTGTTGAAGGTGTACCTAGTTTAAATCCAGTTAAACCAGAAATTGATTTAACAGCTCAAGTTGAGATTACATTTATAACAGTTAACGCTGGTGAAAATGAACCAGAAATTAATAGCTTAAAATTATATGATGAGAATTTAGGTACACCAAGTGGTGAATGGGATTTTTCAACAAACACAGTAACAATTAATCCAGATTCAACAAATGATTCATTTAGTGGTACTAAATCTATAGAATTCACAAATACACAAACTAATGATTTTTTCGAAGTAGAATCACTTAATAATTTTGATATAAGTGATAACAATGTAATAACTTTTTATATCAAGAATAAGGTTAAGTGGCCAAATAGACACTTTATAAATTTATCATTTATTGATGAAAATGGGAATATTAATGGTATTAAGGTTAAATTAGATAACAATAGGTATGGTTTTTCACATGCTGATATATCTAGTTGGCAAGTAATTGCAATACCTTTAGGTGATTTTCAAATGTCATCAAATTTAATTAAGAAAGTTAGGTTAGAGGTTGATGAGAATAATACCGCTAATGGACTAAACCTTTATATTGATTTAATTAGATTTCAAGCTGGTGCACCAACTACCAGTCCTCAAAGTATTTGGTTATCTTTTAAGGGTGATGATGGTAATGTGGCTATTGCTCAAAATAATACCGAACAATTAACATTAAGTGGTGGGTCAAATATCACAACTAATATACCAAGTAATAATGAAGTAGTATTTAACCTTGATGATGATATTTCATTAAATAGTGTTTCAGCCACAACATTTTATGGTGATGGTAGCAATTTAACTGGAATAAGCGGTGGGGGTAAAAATATAACATCAACTGGTGGTACTATAACAATAACTGAAACAAGTACTGAAGTTAATTTAGAAATACCATTTACACCTTTTAGGTTTGAGGACACTTTAACAACTAGTGATGATACTTTAACAACGATAAGTACTTACAGTGGGTTAAATAATGATTCTGTCATATTAGTTAATTATGTTGTAGCACATAACAATACTAATAATTATGGTTTTTTTAAAAGAACTTTAGCTTTATCTAATAATGGTAGTGATTTAGAAATTAAAGAGGTATCATATGATTTTGATTCACAATCTATTGGTTTAAATCCAGATGATGTAGTTTATTCAGTTAGTGGTGATGATTTAATAGTACAAGTTAAGGGTGAAAATTCAATCAACTATACTTGGAAATCCACTTGGGAAGTGATTAAGAGTGAAGAAATAATAACTCAAGGTAATAATAATGATAATACTCCAATAATACCAGTTGTATCCGTTAGACCAACCACCCCTACTGAAGGTACGGTTGTTATAGATTCTAATTTAGGGTATGTTATTTACTACTTTAATGGTGGTTGGATAAATTCTACTGGAGCTAACGTATAAAATTATGGCAGAAACATTTAGTATAAAAAGTGGGGTTAATTTAAGTTTAACTCAAACAGAAATAGATAATTTAACACCTAAGAAGGGTGATTTAGTATATAATAGTACAATTGATTATATTCAAGTTTATAATGGTACTATATGGGTAACATTAGATGGTTTAAACTTAGATGAATTATTCACAATAGAAAGAGATAATGAAGGTAATATCACAAAAATAATATCAAAGTATGACTTACAAGTACCACCACAATCGATTGAGGTTGGTGAAGCTATAAAAGTATCAGATTTGACTCAAGAATTAGGTTATAAAACTAAGTTTGATGGTAGAACTTACATTATAATGAATTATGAAATAACTGATGATGGTTCAGTTAACCCAATTGTTAAAAAATTTAGTTCACCATCATCATTTGATATACAAGGGTTAGACGACACAACAACAACATTCACTAATTCAGTATCATTTCCGTTAGTTTCTAACCAAGATGTTATTGGTAAATTATATAAATTAAAAGCTTTAACAACTAAACCCCTTAGAATTAGGTTATTTAGAATTGGTGAAAGTAGTTATGATGAAAATAACCCACAATTAGAATTACTATTCCCTAATGAAACTAATTTTTCTAATACGATAACATTACAAGGTGAAGATACATTAATAGTCGATGAAATTATACAACCAGAAGTAACATCTTTAGATGGTTTTGATTTTGAATTAAAACCATTAACTGATTTTGAAGATGGAGCTGCTTATAGATTAATTATAAGTGTGGAAGATTCTGATATCCAAATAAAAGGTACTACATTTATTGGTGGTATATTTGTACCTTATGTTAGAAGAGAATATGGTTGGAGATACACTAAAGAACTAGTGGCTTTTAAATCTGATTTAACGCAAGATTTCACAGAACCAAGTTCATTTACTAAGTCAGATTTAACTTTACCTAGACAAGATAGAAATGGTTTAAGTATTCTTATAAAAGCTAAGGGTGATATTTTAAATGGTCAACCAGTAATATGGAATTATCAAAATAATAAAGCGTTTGCAGTAACTCCTGGAGCGTTACCAAGTCAACATGAAGTTATTGGTATATCATTACAAACAGTTTTAGATGGTGAAGATTGTGAGGTTTTAGTTTACGGATTCTGTACCGCTAGAAGAGAAACCACTATCATAGATGATAGTGAAACTGTATTGTTAAACACTACAACAACTGGAACTATAAGGTCTTTAACGAATGACACTACTTTCCAAGATAGTGGTGGGGGTGATAAAGATTATCAAAATAGTGAGAATTATTCGATAACATTTGATGCTGGTTCTATTTATACTGTTAAAATTACAGTAAATGAATTTAACTTCGAACACTCAATATCTGGTGTTTTGTATGATAGATTTGGTTTACAAACATCAGATGATGGTATTAATTACTCAAACGTCTCAATACCTTGGATGATTCAGAGTGATGACCCTACACCACCATATAGTAGTACTAGTGGGCCAACATCTAATGGATATATTTTCCCTAAAGAAAGTGTTGGTTTAATAGGTGAAGTGATAAACACTGGTAAGAGATACGCTAGGTTTTATTTTAAATCGGATAGTTCAACATCTGACACTGGTTGGGATTTAACTATAGAACCAAACACACCTTACCCAAGTATGGATAAACCAATAGTACCAGGTAGTACACTTTATTTAGATAATAATTACCCTAGCACATATTTAAATGAAAATAGTAATAGTAACATTTTATATGGGTTTGTTGTTAGTGAAGATTCTTCAAATGATAGTGTTTTAATGAGAATATATAAACCAAAACCAATTGTTTAAAAATAAAAAATATGAACATATCAAACATAACAGTCGGTAAGACAAGAATACAATCATCAGAAGGTGTACCATCACACACTTCTAAATTAGGTACGTTATACATTAACACAACTAATGGTGATTATTATAAAAACATAGATGGAAATACTTCATGGGAATTATTCGGTGAAGGTGGTGGAACACCTAACGGTGTTGTGTTAGCAAAATTTGATTTAATTAAAGATACAATGAGTTTAACCTCTACTAACCCAAAAAAAGTTAGTTGTTTTGGTGATATTAACTTTTCTACTGGTACTTCATGGGTTAGTGATAGTAATGGTGTTACAATACCTAACGATGGTTATTACGAGTTATCATTAGCGATTAAAATGCAATCATCTGGACAAAGAACAACAGATACAGCTTTATTTGCAATAAATGACGTTTTATTAAAAGAAGAGGGGGGAAATTCTTATGTTAGGGGGCAAATTAGTATAAATACAGCGTCAATTACATTAACAACAGTGGTTTACTGTAATGAAGGTGATTTAATAAGTGTTTATTTAAAAAGGGTCAGTAATGTTAATACTGTCTCAAACATAGTACCAGAAGGTAGTATGATTTCTATCACCCAATTATCAGCCCCAGGTGAAACATCAGATTATACAGTAAGTGAAAGTGATGTGACTCAATATGAGTCAGCATTAACTATAACCCAATCACAAATAAGTGATTTAAGTGTGTTCAGTGGAGATTATAATGATTTAACAGGTACACCTACAATACCAACCGATAACGTTGAGTTGGCAAATGGTGCTGGGTATATAACGAGTTTTACT